ATGAGTATGATTAAAAGAAGCAATGAAATTGCTATTCAGAAAAACGTTAAAATGATGGTTTACGGACAGGCTGGTATGGGTAAGACAACTTTCGCCCTCTCAGCACCTAAGCCTCTGTTGCTTGACTTTGATAATGGTGTCAAGCGTGTTAATACCGCACATTTGGACGATAATGTCGGTATTGTACAGGTTTCTAGTTGGCAAGATATCCTCAACTTGCTCAACTACAACAAGAAGGATTTGGAGGAGTTTGATACCATCGTTGTAGATACGATTGGAAAGATGATTGACTTCATCATCGCCTACAGATGCAATGGTCGCAACCCTCAGATACAGGATTGGGGTACCATTAATAACGACTTCAAATGGTTCACCTCATCTTTGTCACAGCTTAACAAGAACATCGTTTTTGTCGCCCATCGTGACACACGCAAGGAAGGTGAAAGTACTGTGTATATCCCTGCACTTCGTGAGAAGAACTACAATAACATCGTTACTGATTTGGATTTGCTTGGCTATCTCGAAATGAGAAGCGAGAATGGACAGCAAATCAGAACTATCACTTTTGACCCTACAAGTCGTAACGATGGCAAGAACACCTGTCAGCTTCCTGGTTGTATGCAGATTCCGGTTATTCTTGATGCAAACGGGCAGCCAACCGCTCCTAACAACTTCATCGCTACTCAGATTCTCTCACGTTATCAGTCTATGATAGCTCAGAAAGAAGAAAAGGTCAAGGAGTACAATAAGGCTCTTGAAGAGATTAAGGAGAGTGTTCAGTTGATTACTGATGCTAAGGGGGCAAACCATTTCATTGAGCACATCAAAGATTATGCAAACTTGGGTAACTCCATCATTCTTCATGCAAGAAGTCTGTTTACCGAGAAGGTCAGTACACTGAAGCTGGTATATAACAAAGATACCAAGCAATACGAGGACCCACAAGCAGCATAAACTATGGAAGTAGTCAAGTTTAAGTTCTATGCGACGCTTTTGGATGCGTATCAGAACTACCTTGATAGTGACATCATTTGGAGTAAGTATTGGGGATGGTCTGAAAATCCACCCCATACTCCAGAAGAGTTCAAGAAGATACAATTCCAGTCGTTAATAGATAAGATAAATCGAGTACCATTCGATAGTGAAGCTGCTGACAAAGGCACAGCATTCAATGAGGTTATTGATTGTATGGTCCTTCATCGTAACTCGGAGAATATGGATATCCACACTATTTATCAAGAAGTAGAAGAATATCCGTATAGCAAAAGGGTTCCTGTCGGTGTAGAAGCAAAGCTGAATGGAAGAAGTTTCATTTTTCCTATTCGGTTAGTAAGACATTATGCAGCCTACTATAAAGGAGCATTGCCACAGGTTTATATACAAGCAGTCTTGCCTACCATGTATGGCAAAGTAATGCTGTATGGGTATATTGATTACCTTATGCCGTTCTGCACTCATGATCTGAAAACAACACGTCAGTACGCGGTTGGCAATTACAAGAGACACTGGCAACATAAGGTCTATCCTTATGCCCTCATGAAGAATGGTTGTGATGTTTACGACTTCGAATACAATATCTCGGAAATCGGAAAGACGTATTATAGAAACTACACAGAGAGTTATACGTTTAACCCTAAAAGGGATATTCCTCTACTCACTCAACACTGCGAAGGATTGATTAGTTTCATTCAAGAAAACAGAGATTTGATAACAGACAAGAAAATATTCAATTTGGTTTAATATGGCAGAAGAAAAGAACACCAATATCGTTGCACTCCAAGAAAAGGATGTGCAACTCGTGGTAAGCAAAGAAACTATCGGTCAGCTTACCACGAATATCAAAGAGGTTAAAGCTAGAGTTGAAAAGGCTTTGCCTATGTATGACATCAGCAACTATAGCACCGATGATATTCCAAAGTGCAAGGAAGACAAGGCATTACTCAACAAGGCAGCTAAAGCACTTGACGATAAGCGCAAGGAGCTTGAAAAGGTTTGGAATAAGCCTTTTGAGGAGTTCAAGACAACCTGTAACGATACGTGCAAGCTTATCAAGAATGCGGTATCTCTCATTGATGGCGTAATCAAAGAAGATGAAAATCGCACCAAGAAAGCTAAGAGAGAAGAGATTGAAAAGCTTGCCGAGAAATGCGGAGTGGAAACCATCGGTATCAAACTAGACCTCATCTTTGATGCGAAATGGCTCAACAAGACAACTTCAATGAAGTCTATCGAAAAAGCTATCACAGAAAAGGTTGATAACATCAAGAAAGACCTCGAAACCTTGAAGTTATTTGCAGAAGATTACGATGCACTTGCCGCCCGATACAAGGAAAATCTCAATCTGCAGGAGACTATCGCATACGCAAACAAGCTGAAAGAACAGCGTGCTAGCTCAGTGTCCCCTAGTAAGAAAGAAACTGCAACACCACCTCCAACATCACCTCAGAAGGAAGTCGCGGAGAACAATGCAGCCGAGCAACAGGAAGAGCAGCCGAAGAATGGTAAGATGTCTTCTAATGAAGAAGATGCCATGGATGCTTTCGCTGCCGCTATGGGACAGTCGGTTGCACCTCCTACTCCAACCGAGACACGTACTTACGTTTGTACCGGTACAAAAGAGGCAATGGAATGTTTGGAACGCTTCATGCGTGACAATGGTATCACTTTTAATGTTCAGTAAAAATGGCATTTCAGATTAGTGGAATTATTCAGCATATAGGGAATACGGAGAGTATTCCCTATCAAGGCAAAGTCTTCAAAAAAAGAGAGCTTGTCTTGGATTGCTCCTATCGTAACCAGTTCACAGGGCAGATAGAGAGAACAAACTATCCAAAGTTCGAGTTTACAAGCAATCACGTTGATGATCTGAACGACTTCAATATTGGTGATATTGTGACGGTATCATTCTCCTTGAATGGTTCACGCTCAGAGAAAGATGGGCAAGTCAGATACTTCACTAACGTTCAAGGTTATAAAATCGAGAAATATCAATCTCGTTATAATCAGCAACAAGGTGGAAATCAGACCGCACAAGCGGCTAACGGAAATCAGCCAACACCTACACAAGGGGCATGCCAAAGCGCACAACAAGCAGCTATGGAGTCTGCAAGAAATGCAGCAGCACCTGCGGCTCCTAATTTTCCTCCCGCTGTAGATGAGAACGGAAACCCGATTCAAGGTAATAATGACGACTTACCATTTTAAAGTTTAGACTATGGCACTCTATAATTTGAAGAACGTTTATGACAGAAAGAGGTTCAAGGAAGCCTGTAATCAGATGGTTCTGAAGAATGAATACGTTGAACTGAAGAAAAAGAACACTCAACGTTCTTTGGCTCAGAATAGCTACCTGCATTGTCTGTTAGGCTACTTTGCTTCTGAATTTGGTTTTACCCTCGAAGAAGTTAAGTTTGATATTTTCAAGAAGATATGCAACAGGGATATATTCGAGAGAAAGCGAATTAACAGAAGGGGACAGGAAATTACCTACATTAGAAGTAGTACTGAACTCGATAAGGCTGAAATGACAACTGCAATAGAAAGATTCAGAAATTATAGTAGTGCTCAGTGTGGGCTTTACCTTCCTGCACCTCATGAAGGTGAAATGTTATTTTTTGCTCAACAGCAGATTGAGCAATGCAAAGAATTTATGTAATTTAAAACAGAAAATATTATGTTAGCAGATTTGGATGGTCACAGACCAGAGAAGATTGAGTTTTGTTTGACCGAAGCTCAGAAAGAAATGTTCAAGGACGTGTTGGTACTTTGCGAAGGTGCAAAGAGTGCAGACGAACCTATCAAGGTTCTGCATGACAAGTTCAATGCTCTCTTCCCAGACAATGAGGTTGTTGACCGCAAGTATGATGATTTCGAGATTCACGCTATCCGTGAAGAGTACTGCATCAAGCAGGAGAATGATGTGCCAAAGCGCAAGGAAGAGCTGGAAACCGTTCTTGCTCAGATCAAGACGATGAAGAAGAATGCCGAAGAAGCATACGCATCAGCACTTCTTGAAGTCAGTGATTTGGCAGCAAGAGTTAAGAATGGTATCACGGATTTCCGCTTACCTTCTACTAAGACCGCTCGTATTGCTCTCAACGGTCATTACCTCTTCTTCGCGTGGGTAGATGATAAGTTCCAGCTTTGCAAGGTTCAGAAAATTCCAGATTGGGATAGAAGCGGCTTGTGGAGCCAGGAAGATGTCAATCAGCAGGCTATGAAGGAAGTTTTCGGCATCGAGTTCCCCGAAGTAGAAAAACCAAAATCAAAGGCTGAGGAGCAGACTGATGATAATGACCTTCCTTTCGGTGACGATGATGAGGATGGTAATGATGAAAACGAGTAATCATGTACACGCTCAGACCATATCAGAAACAAGCAAGTGATGCTGCCGTCAGAGCGTTCACAGGCAAAGATAAGAAGAATGGACTTCTTATCTTGCCTACGGGCGCAGGCAAGTCGCTTGTAATCGCAGATATTGCAAGTAAGCTGGATAGTCCGCTACTCATCTTTTGTCCGTCAAAGGAAATTCTAGAGCAAAACTTCGCTAAACTGCAAAGCTATGGTGTTTTTGATTGTGGAGTATATTCCGCTTCTGTTGGTTGCAAGGATATAAACAGAATAACCTTTGCCACCATCGGAAGCGTTATGAACCACATGAAAGACTTTCAGCACTTCAAGTACGTAATGGTTGACGAATGCCATCTTTGTAATGCTAAAGGTGGACAATACAAAACCTTCTTCGAAGCCGCGGATAGACAGGTTATCGGCTTAACAGCAACACCATATCGACTAGGAAGGGGACTTAATGGTACCTCGATGCTAAAGTTCCTTACGAGAACTAGACCAAGAATATTCGATGAGGTACTGTACTATTGTCAGATTTCAGAATTACTTGCAAAAGGTTATCTTGCCGATTTGAGATACTTCGATTGCACTCAGCTAGATATGTCTAATGTGCATACCAACTCAACAGGAAACGACTTTGATGAAAACTCCCTAAAGTTGGAATATGAACGAAGCGGATTCTATGATCAGCTTACTTCCACTACCCTACGTGTATTGAAGCCAAAGAATAAAATACCAAGAAAAGGAGTTTTGGTCTTCACTCGATTCACGGAAGAAGCGGAAAGATTGACAGACAAACTGCAACAGAAAGGTATTAATTCTGCAATCGTTACAGGCGAGACTCCAAAGAAAGAACGTGAAGCTATCTTGGAGAAGTTCAAGGATGGCACCATAAAGGTTGTCTCTAATGTCGGAGTTCTCACAACAGGATTTGATTATCCTGCACTTGACACGGTTATCTTGGCAAGACCAACGAAGTCTTTGAGCCTCTACTATCAGATGGTGGGACGAGCTATCAGACCTTTCCAGGATAAAGATGGATGGATAATCGACCTTGGCGGTAGTTTCCGTTCCTTCGGAAAGGTCTCTGATTTAAGAATAGACCTAGAGGTGCAAGGTTCATCAAGATGGTGTATCAAGTCTCTAGGCAAACAATTAACTAACGTAAGTTTTTGAATTATGAAAATTGAAGCAAAACAGATTAATGAGTGGGTAAAAAAAGCCTACGATAATGCTGTCAAACATGGATGGCATGAAGAAGAAAAGTCTAATGCGCATTGGTTGATGATGGTTTGCACAGAAGTAGCAGAAGCCGTACAAGCTGACCGCAAAGGAAACTATATGGACGACCTTGACAAAGAAGGTCTTAAAACCGTACTTGCCAACGACCATGGTGGCAGTTTGTTCAACAAATACTACTCTGATACCATCGAGGGAAAAGTAGAGAGCGAGTTGGCTGACATCTGCATTCGTGTTTTTGATTTGATGGGCGTTTGTAATGTTGAGGCAAAGGACGGGTTCTCCACATTCAACAATGAGGTTAAGTATGCTAAACAGCATAGTTTTACCGAAAATGCCATCATGGTTACTAGAAATATCGTATCGTGCAATACTACTGCTTCCAGAAGTGAAAATGAAGAAATGTTCTTTGTCTTATACGTATGTGTTCTTGCTTCAGTATTTGAATGGGCAGAAGCACTTGGAATCGACCTCGTTCAGCACATCAACTTGAAGATGCGTTATAACGAAAGCAGAGAATACCATCACGGAAATAAGCTGTATTAAAAGTCCTATGGTTATGAATAAATACTATTTCAACCGCAAGCCAAAAGCGGCTCAAACCGAAAAAAAAGAGGTAAAAAAGACTACTTCTAAGAGCAAACCTAACTTGGTTAAAAAGCTCGATCGGATATTCTCTCTTTATATCCGCTTGCGTGATGTTATGGATAATGGTTATGTTCGGTGTATATCCTGCGGGCAGATAAAGAGCTTTGAAGATGTGGACTGCGGGCACTTCCATAGTCGCCGACACATGGCAACTAGATTCAATGAAGATAACTGCCATGCTGAATGCAAATACTGCAATCGTTTCTCTGCGGACCACCTCATAGGCTACCAACGCAACCTCATTCAAAAAATAGGGCAGCAAAGATTTGATTTACTAAACGTGAAGGCGCATTCTACATGTCATTTCACAAATAGCGAACTAGAAGATATGATTGTTCACTATACGGCTGAGGTTAAGAAACTTAGCAGTCTCAAAGGCATCAAAGTTAATATTTGATAATATTAGCAGCAATATTGTTTAATCAACAAATAATTTATTATCTTTGCACCGAAGAAATTAAATCTCTGAAACGTGGAACTTTCGGATAAAAAATATTCAGACCTCAATAAGTATTGTTTGGGTTCCACCTGCGTAAGCAGCTAAACAAGAAAGTTGAGGTTTTATTGTACAACTTATGGCAGATTGGATAAGACTTCCTCGCAGCATCTTTGATTGGGATTGGTTCGACAAACCCGAAATGCTTTCCCTCTTTCTTTACTTGCTCAACAATGCAAAGGAGAAAGATATAAAGCATGATGGGATAGTTGAACAAAGGGGTCAGTTTTTGACTAGTCTTGGAAAACTCAGCACTACTATTGGTGCAGGAAAACAAGTTGTTAGGACCTGTTTGTCAAAGCTAGTAAAAATGCAGCTAATAGAAGTGAGTACGGAAAGGTTATACTCCATCATCACTATCTGCAATTATGACAACTATTTTGCTGATGAAGCCGATAAGTCTAAAAATGAGACAAAGGAAAAAGAAAATGCTAAACCTGCTGAAGAAGCACCTAAGGAAGATAAGCCAAAGAAAACGAAAGAGGAGATTGCAGCAGCAACCGAAAAGCGAAAGGAGAAATTCTATCAAGAACTGGTTCCTTATGTTGTTACTTATGGCAAGGATATGATCAGAAAGTTCTATGATTATTGGTCTGAAACGAATAAGTCCAAAACTAGGATGAGGTGTGAGACCGAAAAAACATGGGATTTAAATCTAAGGCTACAGAATTGGGCAAGACGAAATAAAGACTTCGGAACAAAGCAATCTGGCACAGCTTTACATAATTCGGAAAACAAAGATTATAACGAAGGAGGATGGTAATTATGAATGTAGATTTCAATCAAATTATTCAAAGGTTCGAAAGAGGAGAAGACTTGTTTCTCGCTGACAAGGTGAGAATAAGGATTCCTAATGCAGAACAAAGGCTTCGTGGGGGGCTAGACTATTTTGTTAAAAGATACACCTTTGGCAAGGAATCTCATGCAAAATGGATAGAGAAGAATTATCGCCCTATTGTTGATTGGATGTCTGACAACGAAGGCAGGGGACTTCTTATTACAGGTGGGTGCGGTCTCGGAAAGACTCTAATAGCAAAGCATATACTACCGCTCTTACTCCAAGACTCTTGCAAAAAAATCGTGAGTATCTTTTCAGCCCAGGAGCTAAATACAAAGATTGACGAGATTCTAAAACTTCACATCATCTGTATTGATGATGTTGGTACAGAAGAGCTTGCGAAGATTTTTGGTAATGTTAGATGCGCATTCTCTGAGTTATGTGATGCAGCAGAGCAAAAGGGAAAGCTTCTCATCATTACCACCAACTTAACTGCAAACGAACTCGAAGCAAAATATGGAGAACGAACTATAGATAGGTTAAAAGCCATCACTAAGTTTGTTCCTTTCACAGGTAAATCATTAAGAAAGTAGATATGGAAATTAAAGAAGACAAAGATTTCTTGTTTGCTACAAAGCAAGCTAGATTAGCAACCTTCCTTGAAAATGATGAGGAAAGAAGAATGTTTAGAAACGCCATTTACAACGCTATTAAGTGGGGTAAAAGACATTAGTATAAAACTATAAACAAAAGAGCAATGAAGATGTTACAAGACGTTACAGATTGGTTTAAAGCTGAAATTCTTGGCGACCAATCACTACAACAGGAAAGAAAGAAGCAGAAATCACAGAAAGATTTCGAGAAGCGTATTAATGAAGCAGCTCGTCATGTCTGCCTCTCAGATCGTCCTAATGATGATGGGTCTCCATATCCTGTTATCTGCATGGATGGTACCGTTATCTATAAAATTTGTGAGAATCCTCGAATCGAGAAAGGAGAAATCAGCCTTGAAGATGTAGGGGAAGTTTTGGTAAGACAACGCATTCATTATGCTGAAAACAAGCTAAATTATAGATAGTTATGCGGTTTAAAAGTTAAATAAAGTTGCTAAAAAGCGATTAAAGAAAGTAACGTTTGGTCAATCCAAAATTTCTTTGTACCTTTGCATCAGTTAATTAAACAACAAATAAGTTTAACAATTAAATGATAAGAGCAATGAAAAAGGTAAAGTACGTTATTAAGGCAACAAAGTTCAAAGATAACACATACGAAGATGTTGTTTTTGAAAATCAGCCACTCAGTCAAAAAAAAGAAACATTCAGTGACGTAAAGCACATCTTAGATTTGGATTTCGAGATTGCTTTAGACGAAGGCAAGAAAGTTCAGTATGACGGAGTAGAGCTTGATATCTTCAATGAAGACGGTACAATCCTCAAAGAATGGATTCAAGACGTAGCATAAAGGTAACGGAGTGACTAACCATCACTCCACAATATATAGAGCAATGAAATACGAAGAAACGTTTAAACAACAAATGGCAGTAATTGAAGCCATGGTTGGAAAGACCAAAAAGGTGAAGGAAGAGAACTGCGACCTTTATGCTCTCATTTACATGAGGGGATGGCTTAAAGGAGTTGTAGATGATTTGGATAAAATCATCCCTTAACAATATTAAATAGTAAGAGCAATGGAATTGTTAAAGAAAGGTCAATTACCACCTAAGGTAAAGGAATTGATAGTTTCCAAAGTCGGAAACTACCAAGCTGAAAAGCTAACTGCAACGCTCCTTAACGGAACGTTAGCACAGAAAGCAGACATCATCAAAGATTTGAATCTTGAAGATTATCTGCGTGTTTGCTATAATTGTGGCAAACTCATAACGAATGGTTATATAGAAGAAGGCTGTATAGCTTCCTATTGTAGCATGAGTTGCATCATTAAAGACTTAGGAAAGCCTTATTTTGATTCTCATATTTTTAATGAAGAAAACCCAAAAGGCACGATCTTTTGGACATCATGGGAGGGTTAGTTATGACAAAGCAAGAAGAAATTGATATTCTACAGTCCTTGAAGGGCGATACCTATTTCGCTCAGTTCTTCGGTAGCAAGGACATTGATCAGATGTGTCAGAACATCAGTAACGACTTCGCCATTGAGGGCGGATGCGGATTCAGTCATAAAGCAGAAGCTTTAGAGCGAATTAACGCAGACCTCAAAAAGGAGTTTCAGCAGAAAATCCATGATTTGGGAATGGAGCTTATTAAGGTTCTCGACAAGGGATTTGATGAGGATGCCATCTACCAGTTGGTTGAAGGCGAGGTTGGAATTGATGCCATCATCAAGTTCAAACGCAAGAACAATCTGGACCTTACGGATAAGGAGATAGATTATATGGTATCTAAACTTCCATGATTATGAAGCATATATGTAGTAATTGCATAGCTTCCGAGATATGCTATAGTGAAGGCAAGAAGCCTAATGACACTTGCCTTCACTGGGAATGGAGATATGCAGGTTTATGGTTTGACAATTAAAAGTAAGACAATGGGAAAAGAGAAAGTTACAGTAAACGATTTGAAGGTTACACTCTCAGAGCTGGGTGTAACATCTGGCTTAAAGCAGGAAAAGATTATTCAACGCCTGCAGGTCAATGGCTGCTTGATTGCAATGGTAACTGATGTATTGGATCAGCTCATCAAGGATGAACAATCTATGTTCAAGTTGTTAAATGTTCAGTACAAGCAAGAGCAGAAGATGCACTATAATCAGATGCAGGATGCAGCTAAGAAGTACTACTTCCATCTGAAACCCTTTAACAAGAGTTTCTTTGGTGACGAGAACATTTGCGATAACCTGGAGGATAACGCAAATGACATCTATGAAATCATCAAACTTCTTGCGGACCACACTAACGACCACAAGGATATGGAAGTGATTAAGAGAAACCTCAGAAAGAGAAAGTTGAACCATCATATTTTCGATTAAGATTATGGCAAAAGAAACAATATTATCGCTAACTCACTTTGAGCAAGCCTACTTGCTAGACGCTCTCATTGAATATGTTGAAACCCACGAAGGCTTTTACAAGATTCAAGGAAAGACCTTTCACCAGATTCCAGAGCAATACAAAAAACGATTGATGGAGTTGAAGAAGATCGTTAACAGATTGGCACCTTATACTTTTAGGTATTTAGATACCTTTAATAAATAACATCACTTTTAAATTTTCAGATTATGTCAGTATATAAAGCAAACGTAGATTTATCAGACTTATTTCACGATATGTCTTACAATTATCAGAAAAGCTTCCTTGTTGAAGAGTTCTGTTCTTTACCTATAGAAGAACAGGTAAAAGTTGTTGGCGAAATGCTGAAGAACCTTAATGGCGATCAGACAGCCAAAGTTATAGAAGACGCTTTTGACAACTTGCATGAGCAAGGTCAAGAGCAAGTAATCAACTATGTGAACGAATAAGGCTATGATGTCCGATAAACAATATAGAGTTGCTCGCAAGGGTATTGTCGAGCAACTTAAAACTGCTCAGAAGCTTCATTGTAAGCACATGGAGCAGAAGTATAAAGAGGCATTGGGGAAGTTAGAGAAACGCTTCTTAAAGCCGGATGCCGTGGGCTGCTTCGATTTGGGCGCAAGGGTATCAAATAGTTATTATCATCTTTAAATGGTTAAAATTATGGGAACAAAAGTAGAAGTAAGAACTATTCCTTTGCATGGATTGTTCATCCATCGTAAACAGGTTTGGCGTTCACTTGGTAAGTTGAGAGCAGAAAGCCATTCTACATCAGCACAGAAAGTATATATGAATGACCATAATACCGAAGTGTATACCGAGAATGCCGATTTTATAGATGGATTGAAAGTCACTCCTTATTATGGGGAGTTGCCAAAAACATCAAAAGATACTTTTAATAGTATGAGCCACTATCAACGTTGTTTAATGCAAAAGTCGATTTAATTATGGATGCAAAGATAATTGTAACACCAACTGGTGTATCACTTAAAGAAGCCTTGACTGAAGAAGTAGTTAAGGCACTCAATGAAGAAGCTTCCATCTATATGAATTATGAAATCCCAGAAGTAAAACTCGCTGGCAACCCTCTTAGTGGCAAGGAAAGCCGTAGAACTAGGAGAATGTTAGAACTTAGAAAAAGAAAGGGTAGATTATGATAGACGATAAGAAAATAGAAGCTGCAAAGGAAGAAATCTATGAAGATAGATTTCTGTTAAATGGTGAAGAAGTAGTCTTCGACAATGATGCTAAAGAGGAAATGTTCTACAAAGAGGACATCAAAGAAGCTATTGGAATAGGTGCTAAGTGGGCTATCAATGAGTTTATTAAAGACTTGTGGCATGCTATTGATGAAAATCCCAAAAAGTACCATAAATGTTTGGTAGAAGTTGTGTATCATAGACCACTCAACATGACGGATGAGATAGACTATGTTACTTCGCACCTAACCAACTTTGGTTGGGATGAATCTAGTTTTAAGCGCAGCGACTATGCTATCAAGAGGTGGATATATATTGACGATTTACTGAAAGAATGCAACCATGATTAAGTCAGTTACTATGTACTCTGTCGTTTGTGACAGATGTGGAAAGACCTTCATTGAAGAGTTTAATGGCATTGTGGCTTGGTTGGACGAAGGAACAGCCAAAGAGCAAGCAATGGAAAGCGAATGGGCAGAGATTGGCGATAAGCACTACTGCCCAGACTGCTACGAGTTTGATGAAAAGTTGGATGAGTATGTCCCTAAAAAGAAAGGAGATAAGAATGAGTAGAAATTTAATGAGAATGGCGTTAATAATGGCTGCTACGGCAGCTTATGCACAAGATGATATTTTCGGGTGTTCAAGTCCTAGACTTGACGCACCAAGCGGCAATATTCCTTCTAACAAGCAGAAGTGTCAGCCAAAGGCGCAGCATGAGTTTGTCGTTAAGGGTGTTAAAATAATGGCAGCTTCTAAGAAAGATGCTATAAAGAAGTTTAATCATCGAAAAAAGTAAAGCGTATGAATGAGATAGAGAAAATATGTAAGGAAATCCAATGCCCACACTTTATTGTATGGAGCTTCGGATATGGTGATTGTATATCTTGTAAGTTGCAAGGTGAAAGCTACGATATAGAATCTGTAGCCGATGATTGCCCTTACAAGGATAAGTTTAATAAACTTAAAGAATAATCGTATGGATAAATTAGAATATATACCAGGTGATTTGGCTTTTCACTATATACCAAAAACCATAATAAAAAAGTATGTAAAAGTATATGTTTGCTCTACACAAAATGCCTTATCATTAGAAGATATGGATGGAAATCTATATGATTATATTGGGGAATTATATCCGATTCCTCTTACTCCAGAGATTCTAGAAAAGAATGGATGGAAGAAAGAAGTGATGAGTAGAGGAGTAAAGAATAGTCATTTGGTATATACAAAACCCGATATTGAAGAATATGGATATTTCCCTATCTATATAGAGAAAGGTATTGGAAAAGAGTTTGATGTGTATCCGTTTACTTACAACCATGTATGTACACAAATTGCATACATTAAGTATGTTCACGAACTCCAGCACCTTCTCTTCGGTCTAGGTATTAATCACGAAATGGAGGTGTAGGTATGGGCAAATATAGTTTGGATATAACATTAAAGGATAAGCCCTTTATAAACATAGAAGTTGAAGACGATAGAGTTCTTCTTGGTGCATACGAAGATAGGAAAATAACAAGAAGACTTTTCTATATCGACAAAGAACAGTTGGAACTTCTCATAAAGGGTTTAAAGGCTGCAAACATCCTTATTCACGACAAGGTGGATTTTAGTCAGTTTATACATCAAGGAAAATAGTGTTTAACGCCTTCGGGCATAAAAAGTAGTAATATGACAAAAGAAGAATTAGAAGCAAAAGTTGCTAAACAGAAAGACATTATTCGTATTGCCAATGATAAGATTTATTCTGATGTGAAAGAATACATCAAAGGTCTTCTGTACAAGGTTGGAGACAAAGTGAGTTGTTCTAGATGTGATGTTTGTTGGATTTCAAGCATCGTTCCTAAACGAGGTTACACAGTCTATACTGGTGAGATTGAAGTGAGAATCAATCCTGCTAAGAAAGATGGTACTCGCTCCAATAGAGAGTTTGTACTATGGAGTATTGAAATTGATAGTATCAAGAAGATTGATTAACCATCCGCAAGGATATAAATAGATAGAAATATGGTAGCATTATTAACAATTTTAGGAACTATCTTTTTGATAGTTAGTGCAATATTTTGGTCAGCAACGCCGAAGTTGAGAACAGTGGATATTGTAATTGCATCAGTTACAGCAATACTTATGACATTATGCTATGTAGGTTCTGTGCTTGCACAATATATGATAGAATTTACGAAATAATTAACTAACCACACCTTATGGGATTAAATATAAGTAACATGAAAAAGATTATTTTGGCAGCCTTAGTCGTTGCAAGTTTGTTCGCTTCTTGCTCTAGCGAGAAGACTTTTAGAAAGAAAGATGGTTCTACTTTCACAGCAAAGCCTTATGGTTGGGCTAGTAAGGAAAACAAAGTAGAAGGTGTTAACTACGAGTTGAATGCTCCAGATGTTGTAGCATCTATCATCTTCGCCCCATCTGTTATCGCTCCAGCTTTACTGACAGCTTACGATGTATGGGAACCAGTATCATATACTGAGCCATCTAAGTAACTAATCACCCTCTCCCTTTTACAGGAGAGGGTAAAAAGAAGAGAATATGAATATAGCAATAACATTTACAGACCAAAATCCTGATGGAGGTGCGGTTATAGGTAAGGAAACTTATATTGTTCCTGTAGATGAGAAGTATATACCAGTAAAGGTAATTAATGAACTTAAAGCATCGTTTTGTAGAGCTGTAGAAATTACTATTGTAAAGAATTAAAGATAGCTTCGCAGATAAACATAATATAAAATTGAAGGATTGATATGACTAGAGAAGAAATTATAGAGCGCATTAAGGTAATGCAAGCATACATTAATGGTGAGAAGGTACAATATAAGAAGAATAGTGGTAAATGGGCGGATACTGAGGAGCCTATATGGAGCAATCTCATTAAATATCGCATCAAGCCAGAGTCAAAGTACCGACCATTTAAGGATAGGCAAGAGTGTTGGCAAGAGATGCAAAAACATCAGCCTTTCGGATGGATTGCGGATATTGATAGCTGTCGTTACATCTTAGCCGTTGGCGAGGGCAGCGTTGTATTCAAATCATTTAATTCTAGGGATTTTTGTAAATCTTTTGATGAGGTTATGGACACTTACACCTTTGCCGACGGAACTCCGTTTGGTGTAAAAGAGGAGGAATAGTTATGTTTGAATTTTATGTTATACTTACCTTAGCTGTTATGTTTATAGCTTTTATGGGTGGAGTTATCGGTTATTTAATTTGTAAATATTGGAAAAAGAAGTAGCGTATGAAGATAAGAACAGCAAAGAAGATAATGAACTACTATAAAAGATTTTATGGTAGCAAGTATTGGCTTTGGTGATGGGGTTACTATTGCGGAATGAAAAGTATAGGAAAGAACGCAGGAGACCACCGCATCACCAAGGCGATAAGTTTAACAAGTAAAAAGAAGAAAAACGATGAAGAATGAAACATTTGACTTCTCGGAGGCTCTGAGAAGAATGAAGGAAGGAAAGAATGTTAGACGTAAAAATAGCGAATACATCTTTGCTATATGCGGAGGCGGCTGTTTCCCTCAAACAATATCATACAGAACGTGTGTGTCTAATATGTTCTCTTTAGGTGTTGCAGCTATACCTACTGAATGTATTCTCGCAACCGATTGGGAGGAGGTGTAAGGATGAAAAAGAAAGTATTGACCCTCACCGTCAGCAAGCAGTGGTTCGATATGATTGTGGCTGGCGAAAAGACAGAAGAATACAGAGCTATCAAATCGTATTGGATAAACCGCTTACTACAAGCAAAATACGGAGGAAGTGATGAATATCGCAAGGTTACAATGTACCCGGAGTTTGATATGCTTATAAGCAATTCCAAGCTCAAAGAGTTGCTTGAAAAGAAAACCGCCAGGTTCATCCCCTACACTTACGTCCGCTTCTTCCATGGTTACGCAAAAAATCGTCCGTGGATCGAAAAGGAGATTGAGAACATCTTCATCGGAAAGCCTAAGAAAGGTCTTTGTCCCGACAAGTGGCTTGATACAGAGTTTTTCATTATTAAGTTTAAGTGATATGGATAAGACAACAGAGCTATCATATAATCACCTCATTTCGCAACTCAGAAAAGAAAACGCTGATTTGAGGAATGAGGTGCGAGAACTAAGGAAGTTGCTAACAAGAAAAGGTGGCGAACCACCTAATTAACACTCCGTAACACCATGTTAAAAGCAGTTTTTGCGCTTTTCTTGTCAAATTAGCTTCCTGTAGTTTTTGGTAACATTAGTTAAGTTAAAGAAAGGTTAAATACTTTACACAAGCCTTTCTAAGCTGTCTATTTTTCTTCCATATATCCTTATACCTTTTTTCGGAATTAGCCCAATACAGAGGAAAACGGGATTTATTTAACACTTTGATTTTCAATAAGTTATATAAAGTTAACCAAGAAAAATAACGCGGTTAAAATTTGGTCAAAAGCAAAAAAATGACTACCTTTGCACTATCAAAAATAAAATAACAATTAAAAGATAAGAGCAATGAAACAGACAATAAACGTATCAAACAAAGCTGAGGTTGTAGCAGCAGTTACAAGTGATTTTGATGGAGGTTATAACTATTTCGAAGGTGACATTCGTAAGGGTAATCTTAGAGCGAATGTAGTTAACTGCTTCTATGGTAACAAGTTGAGAATCCAGATTACCTATTGGGAGGATGGCAAGAGCGTGGCTGTTGAAACCGCTTCAACATGTTCAACAGCAAAGGGAATTGTTAGTAAGGTTTCTAAATTCTTAAACGTTAAGTAAATAAAAAGGTAACGACTGGTCCAACCAACTAGTCACAATAAGAGCAATGAAATGTTAGACAGAACAAACATTCACTTTAAGAAAGCAGTTAATGCAGTATTGGTAAAGGTTAGCAGAATACATAACAATACCATAACTGTAAGTATTAGCCAAAGATTCATCGACATCACTATGTTCGATGGTGATTGTAGCATTTTTTACACCGATTTAATTGGCTCATATTTAAGCAAGGATAAAATCCTTCAGAAGTTAGATAACTTCAATAAAATGTATCACGCATGGGTCCAACTTCAAAAGAAAGGAGGTCACCATGAGTAAAGAGTACATTGGAACAGATTGCTATAATCGCAAGATGGAGCTTTACCATATCGGCAATGAAGTTTATTGCGACCACATCAAAAACGGAATTGTCGTCAAGACAAACAACATCACTGTAGATAACCGCATTCTTGGATTGTTTGGCAGTCCTCATACAAGCGGAGTATATATCTACGATGAGATAGCAAGAATGTATGGCAAGAAGTTATAATAACTGCATATAAAAAGTAAGAGCAATGAAGACAGACAACGTTTTAGAGCATTTCGCAGAAATGATGATTTCACGAATGCAAAAGATGAAGGCAGGAGATTGGAAGATGGGGTGGTTCACCACATCTTATGGTGGAAACCCTGTGAACCTCGGAGGACGTGAATATAATGGAATGAACTCATTCTTCCTGTTCCTCTGCATGATGGACGAAGAAAGATTCAAATATCCTATCTTTGCTACCTTCAATCAGATAAAGGCATTAGGAGCTAGTGTGAACAAAGGAGAGAAAAGCTTCCCTGTTCTGTTTTGGTCCATCCAGTACAAAGACAAGAATGGAAACAAAATAACAGAAGACAGCTACAACGGAATGACTCGATCAGCCCAACTAGACTGCAAAGTACAGCCTTTCTTGAAGAGCTACAATGTGTTCAACCTCAGTCAAACCAACCTCGAAGAGATAGCACCTAAGACAATGCAGAAGTTGAAGGAGAAGTTCAGTCTCAAAGATAAGAATGAGTTGCCGACAGACACGGCTGGTATGTACGTCAACGAGAAAATTGATGATATGCTCCTTTATCAGAAGTGGCTCTGCCCTATCCGCTACGACAAGTATTCAAGTGGAGCTTTTTACAGAGTTGGGGTAGATGATATTACAACACCTCTTAAAAGTCAGTTCAAGAAGGGCAATACAGAGCAGGAGATATTCGAGGATGGACAGGAGTACTACTCAACCCTTCTACATGAAATGGTTCACTCAACAGGTCACAAGTCTAGATTGAATAGAGGGTTTGAGGAAGAGAAAGGAGAAAAGGACTATGCAAGAGAAGAGTTGGTTGCGGAGCTTGGAGCAGCTCTTATCGGAAACGTCCTAGGCTTTAGCAGTCGCATTTTAAATAATAACGCTGCTTACCTAGATGGTTGGATCAGCAAGCTTAAAAAGCAACCAAAGTTCATCGTTTCTGTTTTGACAGACGTAAACAAGGCAGCTAAAATGGTATTAGAAATCGTGAACAAAGAAAAGGCACAATTATTAATGCCTGCATAAGATATTTTATTGCTCTATCTAAGGCGGTATAAGCGGATTTGCTTGTATCGCCTTTATTCATTATCATCAAAAACATAAAAAGCTCTATAAGCGAAAATAAATATGCAATTTCTTGATTAAATCTATTTGTTGATTAAATATTTTTAGTATCTTTGCACCAAAAGTAGTAAAGATATGAACATCGAAGAAATACTCAAGAAAACTGATACTATCAGCCAAAAGATAGAAGAGCTACGCAGAAGGACTGTAATGGTCCCTTTGTGGAGTTATCTTTTGAGTTTATATGAGCCAGCAAGCCATAAGGTAATGACAGATACCATAAGCCTTCGTGATAAAGACAATGGAGAAAAATCTTCCCGTATAGCGGTTGCCCTTGAAAAGCTGCTCACAAACAGAATAACAGAATTTACCTTCTCTATACCAGTTAAGAGAAAGTACAACACTCCAGAAAATGATATTCAGAGGGAAATCCAAAAGGCATTAGAAAAAATCTACGATTGTGCTCATATTGACAACATGAACTACAAACGTGGACTAGCCTATTTCGCAAGCTGTGAAATCTTCACCATTTGGTATTCTGTTAAGAAGCATAACTCTCTATATGGTTTTGAATCAAACTACAAGTTGAAGTGCAAAACCTTCTCCCCTATGGATGGAGTAAGATTGTACCCTATCATTGATGAGTATGATGATATGCAAGCTATGTCGTTTGAATATGATAAGACCGTTTCCGATAAAGAGACGATAACATTCTTCGAGACCTTTACAGAAAACTATCATTTCATTTGGAAGAAAAGTAACCTTGGTGAAATGTGGGAGGAAGTAACTGCACAAGTTGATGAGGATGGGAACACTGAGAGTGGTGAGGAAATCATCATCCATAAGATTCCTGGAGCATACCTGTCTCGACCTCACGCCATCTACGAGGGGCTTGATAATATCCGAAGTGAATTTGAGTATAATGTCAGTCGCAATAGCAACGTGATTGCATATAACGCTGCACCAATCGCAAAAGTCAAGGGTGGAATAGTCGGACAGGAGAAAAAGGGAGAAAGTTTGCGTATATGGAGAGTCGAGAATGATGGCGATATTTCATACGTATCATGGAACCAGTCGCAAGAAGCGGTTAGCGGTCAGAATAAAACCCTCCTCGGATTGTACTGGATGCTTTCTCAAATGCCAGATATTAGCTTTGAGAATATGAAATCTCTTGGTAATATCGGCTACGATGCAAGACAGACGTTGCTCACAGATGCACATCTGAAAGTTCGCATGGAATCGGGCGCTTTCAAGGAGTTCTTTGAAAGAGAGTTCAATGTAATCAAGGCATTCTTGAAGGTCATGAATCCAAAATGGGAAAAGGAGATAGATAACGTCACCTGCGACCACATCATCACTCCTTACATACCAAAGGATGAGAGCTACGACATCACCATCAGACAAAAGGCTAATGGTGGTAAGCCGGTAGAAAGTCAGCTTGAATCCATCGTTAAGCTTGGGCAGTCGGAAGACCCTCAGCAGACAATGGAGGATATTCGACAGGATGAACTTAATGCGGCAGCAGTACAGCAGTCTGCTTTTGCTATGGGTGAACAAACAATATAAACGCAATAAACTGCACAAGTTATGAAGAAAAAAATCGCAATTTGGCTAATCAAGTTAGCTAGAAGACTCTACCCTATCAGTGTAACTGTCTTTGAACAGAAAGAAATCCTAGAGCCAAAGGTATGTGCCAAGGCTTATAGCATCGACAAGAATTACATTCGCCACTACAAGCGAGACCATCATGTCAAGTCCATGAGAGAAGCTTTGCGTGAGATAACAAAGGAAACTCTCGCACAGGCAAAGAAAGATGTACTCAATACTATCGAATCCAAGATCATGAAGCAGAGAGTATATCAGAAGGATGGCAATACGATTGTGGAGGTAAAGGTTAATTGCTATGTCTCCAAAGAAGAAGGTTAAGCCTATTCCAAAAGAACCTCAGTTCTGCAAATTATGTGCCCACGTTTCCAATCCACGTAATCTTAGTGTTACGGGAGAGCCAACGTTGGGCACTTGCCCTTATGAGGAGTTTGCTATCCTCTATCAAAGGGAATGTGTAAACGAACATTATAAGCCGAAATAAATGAGACCAAATATCCCCAATCAAAAGAAAGCATACTATGCTCTGAACAGACGCTTAGTTAACTACGTGGCACAAGTTCAGAGCATTTATGATAGAATCGCTAGCCAAGTTGCTACTGCTATAGATGGTGTCGGTTATGATGGTTCTGCGGAGTTCTTGTTTGGGGACTATCCAGAACTAAAACAAACCATCAATGGCATCATGACCAGTTATGCTGCACAGATGAATAACCTCATCTATGCAGGTACCACAAATGAGTGGAAAGAAAGTAACATCATGCAGGACCTACTTGCAAGAAAGGTACTTCGTGCTTATGATTTTGAGAAGGGCGGAGATAAGTACAACAGGTATTTCCAACCTAATTCAGATGCTTTGAAGGCTTTTCAAAATAGGGTTGATAAGGGGTTGTCTGTTTCGCAGAAAGTATGGTATCAGTCACAAGCCTTGAAAAAGGAGCTGGAGCATACCATATCAACTGCAATAGAAAGAGGGCAGTCTGCGGTTGTTCTCAGTAAGCGAATCAGTAAGTATCTGTTAGACTATCCTTCATTAAAGGCAGATTATACAGAAAAGTTCGGAAAAGCCGCTACATGCGCGAATTGCCAATACGCTTCTATACGTTTGGCAAGAACCGAGATAAATATGGCTTACCGAAAGGCAGAGCAGACACGTTGGCAACAATTTGACTTCATCTTGGGCTACGAGATTAAGTTGAGTAAACGCCACCCTGCACCCGACATCTGTGATGATTTGTTGGGAATATACCCAAAAGATTTTGTCTTCCTAGGTTGGCACCCTAACTGCATGTGTTATGTTGTACCTATTGTGATGAGCGATGAAGAGTACTATGGTTCTCCTTCCATTCAGAAGTCAGCTATGATTTCTCGCACCCCAAAGAACTTTAATGACTGGGTACGCAATAACCGCAGCCGAATCGGGCAAGCTGAAACCCTTCCATACTTCTTGAAGGATAACAGAAAGTATTGGCACCTGTCCGTTGAGGACGCGGCTGAGTACCGCCATGCTGACAGAGACGAAAAAGCCATAAAGCTTGCTTGGAAGAACAGAGACTTATTGAAATACAACATAGATGTAGATAATTCTGACATAGCAACATTAAGGCGAAATGCTAAAGCCTATGATGTTGATATATCAAGCTTTGAAAAATTCCTCACTACACATCAATTTAAAGAGAGTTTTGGAATGATGACTGATAGTGAACGTTCTGTTTTGTCAGATATGTTCGATAAGTATGATGACAAGGTTCGTCAAGCTGTAGAGTCTTTCGGCAGGACAAAGAAAAGTTATCTAGCTAAGTTCGATTATAGCTATGATTTCGGTGATTGGAGGGATGGAGTAACTAAGAAGTTTGCGAATATCACTCCTACACAATTCGATCCAGTGAGCAAGATTCAACCTAAGTTGAAGGCTACCTATGAAGAAGCTAGAAAGGAACTGCAAGACCTTCGCTCTATTCCGTTGAAACCTAAGAAGCTGATAGATGATTTCGATGATTGGGAATTGCAGACTGCATTAGACGACCAGGAAGCAGTTATGTCAGGAAAGAAGCTCATGCAAAATCTCTATGGACCAAACATTGATAACGTCAATTCTTGGATAAGAGTAGAATCGGCTCGCATAACAGAAGGCTGGGGCAAGGCTTATGAGGTCTTTCTTGACGAGTATCATAACGGCTTGAAGGAGGTCATGGAAGCTGCTACCCATCTGAACGAATTGAGAACAGCAGATTTGAGTATCATTCCTACAAGATGGATTCCTCGCTTCAATGATTATATCAAGACCATAGAAACTGCAAGGATTGATGTCCGAGGTTATGAAAGGGTTTATCGTGAGATAGAGGGTGCGTACAACATCTACAAGCTGTCTTCGGATCAAGATTTGATTGCGTATGGCTTAGATAAGCTATCCTTCAATACACCTCATACCATCGTGGAAGGCTTTAGAGGTATTGGATTGAGTCCGACCAAATGGCTCGGAAAGAAAGAGTTCTATGACAGCTTTGACAAGTTTGTTCCTTGTATTAGCCTTAGCGGCGACAAAGCATACTTTTGGAGCAAATACAATCATGTGCGAATAGACTTCGATGGTCTAAAGGATAGAATCTTAAATTCAGAATGGTATCGCAAGGGTCTCCAATATCACGAATACGGACACGCTAAAGCCGCATTACAAGGTAATTGGGAAGAAAATGCAGACTTCAAAAAACTTTATAAAAGGTTTTTTGCTGACTACAACAAGCCCGAATATAGATACGTAGATGGAGAAGGTGTTTCGCAATGGAAAATCGCTGATAGACTATTTGAAGAGCTCAAACTCGTAAAAGACAAAACGTATGATGTAATGGAACAATTTGGCAAAATCTCTGATACTTTGCAAGCTATCGACAAAGACCACAACTGGATACAGGGAATGTTAGGACACGACGTCGATTACTTCGCATCGAGTTCGCATAATTGTTTAGCTGATATTATAGCCCATTTAAGCGAAAATTATTGGTCTAACAATAAATACTTCAAAAAGGTTTTACCAAGGCTTTATAATGAAGCTATGGCTCTCTATGAGAAGTATTATAAGCTAAACAAACCGACAAAAAGATAGGTGGTAGTCTATGGTTCTACCACCCATCTTGATTTTCTTTCGGTAGGACCTACGGCTGATTCATTGGTAATATAGGTCAGACCAAACTTTGTTTTAGTTTTCATTGCCTTGCGAATAGAGAGCATTATTTCTTCTCTCGTAAAACCGCTAATAGGATAGTTTTGTAGAGCTAATTCTACTGCGCACATTTGAGCTACACCTGCATTTCCTTTGGTATAGTAGTTCACTACCTGTTCGTCTGTAAGCTCGTCCACGGACTTAACAGAGCATTGTTCTAGATATTCTTGTATATTCATGCTGCAAAGATAGTAAAAGTTTCCCAAACTACAATACGTCAGATTAAAAAGTTAGCAAAAGTTAGCAAACAGACTATAAAGAAGTTTAAAAGTTAAACTATTGTAAGTACTTGAAAATAAGATGATTAATATTTGGTCAATTCACAAAAAATGACTATCTTTGCACTATCAAAAATAAAATAATAACAATTTAAAGAATAGGAGATAAGAGCAATGAAACAATTCGAAAATATTAAGGTTGGAGACAAGATTATTGTTAACTATATATTTGAAGAACGTGTAGTAACGGTCAGCAAAGTAACCAAGACTCTCATTATTGTTGGCGATCGCCGATATAATAAAAATAATGGGTTTACTTATGGAAGAAGAGGTTACAATTTTCCTTATATCGTTCGAGTAATGTAGAAGAGAAACGTCTCCATTTTATACAAGTAATCATGACACAACAAGAATTTGAACAGCGAGTAGGAATGTCGGTCAATGCTACAGAATACGCTTCCATCGAGAATGTATATATGGCAAGTGACCTAGATAAGGATGCTTTCTGCATTCTTTGGGAGAAGATGAACTTCAAAAGAGTTGCAAGAGCTAGAGAAGAGAACTCAGCTAAGTTGAAGGAGCAAATGAAGAAGGAACAGCTATTCGACATATTGAACAAGCCATACGGCAAAAACGATTTTGGTACGCTAGCCGATAACTTCTACAGCAAAAGTGAAAAAGCTGTACTAGAAAGCATCGGAATCCACATGCAGCAAGAAAGAAATGGCATTCCATACTTTGTAAGTGTAGCATCAGTATTGGTTGATTTACGCAAATTTTTGAAAGTCGCATAAGAAGGTAACGGTAGGGCTAACCACCCTACCTCTATATGATAAGAGCAATGAATACGATTAAAACGTTTATTCCATCAGAGTCAGTTGACGCATTCAAGAAGTTTGCTGACAAGACACGTAAGAATGTAAAGGACTTCGCTTACTCCCTAGGTAAGCCTTATGAGAAGTTGTTTTATCATCCTGTAATCAATGAAGATGGAACTGCAGGACACAGAATCAAAGCTTTCCATGAAGTATGTGACCTTACGATCGACATACCAGAGCAGAGTGGTTGGAGACTCCTTGCTACATATAAGGACGATGCTTTTACTCCTGCCGACCCGACCAAGGAACTTATCTTCAAGAACCCTCAGCACGGAGCAGACTATGGTAAATGTGACTTTTGCGGTCATTGGTGCAAGAACGCCTATGTCGTTGAAAATGTGAAGACGGGTGAGGAATTACAAGTAGGTTGCGAATGTATCAAGAAATTTGGTATCAATGATATGTACTACATATCCGACTTCACCAAAAAGCTCTATGAACTCTACGATTACAGAATCAGCTATGCTACTGATGATGAGTTTGGTGATATTGAGGAATGGGGCGGCAGAAAGGATTCAAGCTACAAGAATGCTGTCCTTAAAACGAACCTCATCATGGCTGCCAAGGCTCAGTACGATATTTGCCCAGTCTATAAGAAAGGAACGAAAGTTGAACACGTCCGTTACCGCTCGGCAACTTTGGAGGGTATCGACACCATCTTGAATAGCGGTAAGTTAAAGGTGGATGAAGCTTACGTGAAGGCGGTTTGCGAGTTCGGTGCAAAGATTCAACCTAAGACCGAGTTTGAAGAAGATATGCTTGCCGTAGCAAAGAACTTCTATTGTTATCAAGGTCAAGAGGTATATGCCTTCTTCCTGGTCAAGGCTTACGAAGACAGCTTGAAGCCAGAGTTAAACCTTCCGAAAGGATGCCAAGTTAAGGTATGTGGCAAGGTCATTCAGAAGCGTTTCGAAGAGTCTTACTTCGGAATGATGGAAATCAACACCATTCTTACCGATAAGGGTGTTACCTGTGAACGCTACGGAAAGGTACCTACCACTGAGGATAAGCGCACTTCCTTCTATGCTCTCGTAAAAGGAGTATTCAATGGAAAGGTTAGCCTAGACAGAGCTACCAAGAATCCAAAGAAGGGAATTGAAGTAGTAATAGAGATTTAGTTATGAGCGCATTCAACATCAACACCTATTATGGCTGTGAAACTTGCGAAGCAGCCAACGAATATGGTAATGGTTGCAAGCATGGTCTGTTATTCCCTGTCCTGCTTGTGATAGCTAATAAAAGGGAATGCCCAAATTATAGATTTCAAAGAAAGGATTGAGATATGATAGACTTAGTAAAGATGGTTTCCTTAATCGCTAAAAATGAAAGCGATAAGCCTGCATCAATAGACTTCAATGGAAGGGTTGGATGTCTTTTTTTCCGTAATCATAGCTTTAAGGTAGATTGGACGGAAGGTAACGAACAAGTAAGTTTTGAGAGCTCAAACAGCAATTCTCTGTCTTCAACAATAAGTATACTTGAAAGCTTGCAACATATTTGCTTTGATTATTTCAAGGACCATTTAATTGAATACGATATTGCATTAAATAGAAAGTATGGCTTTCTTCTGATTACCCACATACAATAAACATAAGTATTATGAAGATATACAAATTGATATGGTATCTCTACACAGAGGACCAACTTAAAAAATCCCTCATCACCGATAAGGAAGTTGCAGAAAAACGTTATCAAGACCTCAAAAAGGCTCTTTATCGTGGATGCTGGTTATCCCTCTCAGAATTAGTAGAAAACGAAGACCATGTATTAGTGGAGGGTGAAGGTCTTCATTATAACGACATTTAAAAGTTAGAACAATGGAACAGAAGTTATTAGATTTGATTATCAGTATAGGACAAAACAAGGGTTGGACAGTAGATACTACAGATAATGGCAATGACCTTGCCTACATCTTCTTTCAGCGTTATTCTCCTGCAGGTCAAGATTTCAATATGTCAATCGAAATGCCAAACAATGACCCGAATGTTTTTTTGGCGTATCTCTCCAACTACTATGAGAACTTCGATCCAGATGGTGAAGCTTTAAACTGGTGTGACAAAGAAGGTCATGGAATAAACGGAGCACCTAAACGCTTGAAGGATATCATCATTGATTTCGAGGAAATCGAAAAGGAAATCAAAGAACTCCTAGAAGTGTTCAATCTTCGAATAGAGGAACTAGAGAAAGCTGCCATTCACAAGGTTAAAGTGCAAGTAACCGAATACCTGCAAAAGGTAGTGGAGGTTGATGCCATCAATGGCAGTGACGCATGCGATAAAGTCGAAGAAATGGTTAATGGGTCAGAAATCATCTTGACATCAGACGATTTCACAACAAGAAAGATTGAGCCTTATGAAGATGAGTAAAACTGCACAAGGTGTGCAAAAGCTAAAAGATGGAGATTTGAAAGGAGCGCTCTCCATCTTTTCTACTTTTAAGTATGATTTCACAAGGGATGAACGTAGAACCATGCGAATTGCATACGAAACACTTTGCGGACATGGGGCTTTCTATCAATCATTAGGAATTGATGCTAGTCAGATGATAGTAGATGCGGCGATTATGTTAAACAATAAGTATCTGAATACCAATAAGTTAAACTAAGTTAGCAAAAAGTACTTTATGCTCAAAACGTTTGGTCATTTGCAAAAAAATGATTACCTTTGCACTATCAAAAATAAAATAACAATTTAAAAGATAAGAGCAATGAAAGAGTTATTAGAAAACATAGGTAACTTTAATGGATGGAAAGGAAACATCTGTCTTTACTTCCCCAAAAAGAAGGTTAGAGAATTAAAGCGTTATGGAATAACAGAAGATATGGATATAAAACAAGCATATCTTAAAGTGAGTAATATTAAAAACATATAACTATTATAGAGCAATGAAACTGATTACGAAAGAAATTAAGAAGAGACTGGAAAAATATCCTCTCTACTCACAGGATGGTAAAAAGGAAGAAGCCATCTGTCAAGCAAAGTTCTTCCTTTGTGTTGGTGCATGGTCTTGGTTCATATTAGAAGCAGACCTAGAGAACAATATCGCCTACGGAATCACTATCAATGGAAGTGGTGAAGGCGAGTACGGTTACACAAGCCTAACCGAGTTGCAGGGACTAACAACGAAGTTAGGCTTAACAGTAGAGCGAGATACATCATTCTCCCCTACTCCACTAAAGGATATTAATAACGAATATCTAAAGAAGTTTCTTAAGAAAATGTACGCTTGAAAATAATTTCTCACTTTTTTTAAGAAACTATTTGTTGATTAAATAATTTTATCTATCTTTGCAAAAAGTTACAAAAGAAATGAAGATTTATACATCATACTTCTCAAACGGAGCTAAGTTAGCAAAAGCTGGTATCATGATGATCGGTATTGCCCTCTACCCTCCGAAATGGTTTACAGGATTGTCAAACAAGTACGTGTCACCATCATGGGACATTCTTCACAACTCCAAATCGGAAGAAGATTACGTACAACGTTTCAATTCTGAGATATTGGCTCATCGGGACCCAAAAGCATTTCTCTCAGCAATAGAGAAAATGGCAAATGGAAAAGATGTAGCTCTATGTTGCTTCGAAAAGCCAGATGATTTTTGCCATCGCCACCTAGTAGCAAGATGGCTGAATGAAAAGTTGGGAATACAGGTCGAGGAATTTGGAATTTCCAAGAATCCTGTTTACTCGGAGCAAAGCTTGTTTTAGGCGTCCCTTCTTCCATCGGAATACCCACTAGGGTTGGCGGCTCGGAAAGACGAGCATTTTTGCGTGTATAGAATATTGTTATTATAAGCGGAGATAGCTCAGTTAGCAGAGCGCAGTGATACCATCACTGAGGTCGTTGGTGCGGCTCCAACTCTCCGCTCTTTTGCGGGTATAGCTCAGTCGGTCAGAGCGTCACATTCCCAATGTGAAGGTCGAAGGTTCGAGTCCCTCTAGCCGCTCTATTTTTGTAGAATTAAAATAAAAGAGCATGAAAATAGCAGTTATAGGAACGGGCAACGTGGGAGTAGCTTTTGCCGCAGACCTCTCTATTAAAGGTCATGAGGTTACACTCCTAAAGACATCTTCATACAAATCAGATGCCTTTGATAGACTTATCAAGAACGGCAAAAGGGTTTTTCTTAAAGAGAAATCAACTTATATAGAAACTGCAATCAAAGAGGTTTCTAAAGACCTCAGTAAGGTTGCAGAAGCAGAAGTTATATTTTGTACTATTCAGAGTAACTTCTATGAGGGTCTAGTAGAACGTATACATCAATACCTTCACAATGATCAGATTGTTGTCTGTATCTCAAGTTACGCATCCTCCTTCTATTTTGAGAAACATTGCAGAAAACTACCAATGTTAGTTGAAACAACTGGTCCATATTTGGAGGGACGAGTAGAGTTGAATGATAAACCAAACGAAGTTGTTTTTCGTGTTGGTTATAGGCATGAAGTTATTCCTGTAGCATGCTTTTCTAATCATGATACCTGCATGAAGAAACTGCATAAAATTAGCAAAGGTTTTATAGCAAAATATTGCGTGCTTGAATCTGCATTACTCAATCCAAATATGGTGTTGCATACGGTAGGTTCAATTATGAGTATTCCGAGAATAGAATATTCAAAGGGAAATTTCTGTATGTATCGTGAAGCATACGCAAGAGGAAATGACTCCACTATCAATCTATTGATGAGACTTGACGAAGAAAAGATGAAAGTCTTAAAAAACTTGGGCTTTTTCAAAACAAGCGTATTTGAAGCAGGAGGTTTCAATATGTCAGCCCCAATAGAGAGTTTGCATCGCTACTCAGAATCTAGTGATAGAGCCATCAGCCCAACATCTGTTCACTCACGTTACATCACAGAAGACGTTTCAGAGGGATTGGTACTGATGGAAAGTATTGTCCATCATATAGGCTTAGAGTTACCAGTTACATCATCCCTCATTACGCTTGCAAGTGTAGCTTTAGGAATAGACTTCCGTAAAACAGGAAGAACTATTCAGAGATTAGGTATTATTAACGAAATAGATATGCTTCATGAAGGTAGATAGCGACATAAGAAACAGAACATTCGGTATTGAAATCGAAATGTGCAATCTTGAAAGGGCGAAGGTAAATTTGCCCGAAGGTTACTCCTGGAGTAAAGAAGAGAGCATTGATAATACCGATTGTTCAAGCAATAAGCAGTTTGGTGGAGAGGTGAATACCCCTCCACTACATCTTTGCTGCTTAAAAGAGCTGCATGACCTCCGTTCTGTATATGAATCGATGGTTGCTGCAGGTGGCAGGCTAAAATGGAGCATCTACACCCATGTACACATTTATGTCGGAGATTTGTCTGTAGATCAGATAAAGAAAGTATTCCTATTCTTCTATGTGTGTTACCCTTATTTTAAGCAGTATGCTAAAATATCAGAATGTGATGAGCTTATATCCATAGCTATGCCAACTCCAACAGAAAAGTATTATGAAGGAGTCCTGCAGGCTCAGACTTTCGAGGATATTCAGAAGTTATTCACTAACAACTCAAACAAAGGTTTCATACGTCATGCAGTGAATATTTCTGCATATTTTAAGACAAAGACGATAGAGTTTAGACTTTACCATGCTACTGATGATTTCTATCAAGCTATGGCTTGTGTTCTTTCCACATACAGGCTATTTTATTACGCTATAAGCCACGAATTGGAGGATTTCAAATCAATTACATCATACCAGCAGTTCTGTGAGGTTACTGGGCTTAAATATGATGTTCCAGACGAATTATGTCCGCTACTCTACCAAGGAAATCCATACGACAAGGTAGAGTCGTATATGACAAAGCCTTTACCATACAATTCTGAAATGGTTTCAGCTCTGTATGATGCTGTAAAAGCTAACGGACACAAGGAAATCTGCATAGTAAATGGCTTCATGTATTACTATGAGTTATTCTTCCTTGATAAGATGGAAGTATCTATATACTGCCAAGATGCCTACTGCTATCTGCTCTATATGTTGGCAAATGGTAAAACATCACTAACATATAAGGATAAGCTTGCATGGTTGGAGGACTATAACAATCCTACACCATCAAGACAGCTTGCTTTGGCTCTTTATGCGGTGAAACTGCAAAAGTATTTCATGAGTGAATCGGCAAGAAATAGTGCCATCTTCGAAGCGTTGAAAATTAAGGCAAGGGAATCTATCGAGAAAACCGAGGAAGCAAATGAGCGATTGATGAGATTACTCACTACATGTGATTTCCATGTCGGAACACTAGAAGAAGCCATCAAGAATAAGAAGGTAATCTTCTTTAATTACGGAAGAATAGAGAAGAAGCAGAAGAGGGCATTCAAACTCATTTCTGAAAATAGTGACTTGAAATCAGATTTTTCTGTTGCAAGGAACGATTACTATAATCTTGTGGAAAGTATTCCGAGTGATAGTTATTTCTACTATTTCAGCAACAGCCCTTATCTGAGAAACCTACATAAGATAGCTATGTGGAATAATTCAAGTGGGGAAAGACGGTCTGCAGGAAGGTTCCTCTATTGCAATAAGCCTACTGCGCAAAATAATGCAAGCACCTCGTATTCTTCATACAGAATCGAATGCAATGAGATTGTTCCTCCTGATGATTTGGAGATTACAGACGCAAATAAGCTAAAGATTGAACGAGTAGATGCTTCTCTTCTTCATTGTTTACAAAAGAAGTATATCAAGAAGGTGGACCAATGTAGCGTATGTACGTATGCTTTTGCGGTAAAATACGATAAATATACCCTAGGTGGGTTTGGTTTTACGCTACCTCAACACAAGGGGTATGATTTATTTCAATTAACGGACTTCTGCACGAATAACGCAATCCCTCGATTGAGTAAACTCATACTGTACTGCATTCAATCTGTAGGAGTTCAAAGATATTTGAGCAGAAGAATGCACAAGCTTTGCGAGAAGGTTATCTCCTGCGCTTACACTCATAAGCCTGTGAGCATGAAATATCGTGGCGTGTATAAGAAAGTGAAGGAACACTGCACATCATCTTATCTTGCTTACGAAGGAATACTTGGCATATACCCTACGAATAAGGAAATCATTGAGAAATATCAAAAATCGTTGAAGAATGGAAAATGAAGATAGATGGAAATACGCAAAAGTTGATATAAACCTCATAGATGAGGTAGAAATCAATGCAAATGAAATGTCGGGTGAAGACTTCGCCCAACTAACAGACAACATTGCTAAGTCTGGATTGAGTAGTGTGCCTACCTGTATCAAGAAGGATAATGGTAGATACATCATGATCAGCGGTAATCATCGTTTGAGGGCTTGCAAGAAACTGCACTATAAAATGCTAGGCATCTTATATGTAGAAGAGAGCGAGATTACAAATGATGAAGCTATTGCTATTGAATTATCTCACAACTCCCTTCATGGTGAAGCTAATGTTAGCATTTTGAAGAAGTTGTTTGCATCAATTCAATCTATCGACTTTAAGAAGTTTGCCCATGTGAACATCGACGAGATTAAGCCAATAAGCACAGAGGGTATAGATGTATATGCCATGCAGGAGAATTTCGTATTCACAATCATCCTCTATCCTAGCTCATTCGCTAGTCTGGACACATTGTATGGAGACATTCGTGAGCAAGCACGCAAAAGTGATGCTCTCGTTCTAGCTTCCGAAGAAGATAACGAGAAAACCCTGCTTAAAATCCAACAAGAGATAGGTAAGGAGTTTGGCATAAAATCCCCAAGCATCACATTTGCAAAGTTGCTAGAGTTAGCAAGTGAACGTTTAACCGAAATAAAGGAAGGAGAAAAAGAAAATGATTTGGAGCATAACAAGTAAGAAGGAAATGGAAGAACTGAATACACCTTCAGTTTTCAGATATTACCAAGAAGCACTTGGTAGAGAAAATATCCAATTAGCAGTTGTTGACGAGACAGACAACCTCGACTTCATTGACAAAGAGGATGTCGTATTGCTAAGAACTGCAAGTGAGTTACTCATCAATACAATCCGAAAGAAAGGTGTAAGGACCACGGCAGAAGATTTTAGCAAGTACGAACTTGTAAGGGATAAAGCTAAACTTGCAAGATGGCTTACGATGAATGGTATTAGAGTACCACATCAGTATCATCAGGTGTTTGACTTGCACGGAAAAACTTATTTCGTAAAGCCTAGATATGGAAGTGATAGTGTTGGTATCTCTGAACTAAACATCTGTCACACCGCTGATGAAATCAGAGTTCAAACAAAAAAGCTTGATCCGAAAGGCAAAGGAGACGTTGTTATAGAAGACTTTATAAATGGAAGAGAATTTACGGTTGTCTGCATAAAAGGCTTTCCCCTCAGAACATTTGTAATGGAGGTAATCTGTACAACAAATGGCGGCATCCAAACATACGAAAGCAAGAAAAACTATATGGAGGTCGGCTGCAAGGTCTATGGAGATTTAGATGATAGGGCTAAGAGGATAGCTTCCGATGTTTTCTCCAGTCTTGGGTTACAACATCATGCACGTATTGATATGCGCTGCGATAATGAAGGTAACCTTTACGTGATAGACGTCAATCTCCTTCCTGGTCTCGGACCTATTGGAGATTTAGCACGTTGCTTGTTGCTAACAGAAAATATGTCTTACATAGATGCTTTGAAAGCAGTCATAGCATCTGCAAGTTAGAAAGGTTGATTATGGCAAAGGTAAGAAGAACAGAATTAAAAAAGATTGCCGCTGCTTACGAAAAGAAGGGCGGCAATATGGCTGCTACGGCAGTAGCTTTGGGCATTACACGCCAAGCCTTATATAACTGGCGAAAAGAGGATGAGAAGTTAGCCAAGATGTTGGATGATATAGATGAAGGCATCCTTGACTTTACTGAAAGCAAGTTGGTTGAAAAGGTTAACGAAGGCAACCTAACTGCAATCATCTTCCTTCTGAAAACTAAGGGCAAGAAGCGTGGCTATGTCGAGCAAGTAGATAACAGATTAGTAGAAAATCCATTCGAGAAGTTAATGAAGGAGCTTCCAGATGATGAAGAAGGATAATTATGGAAAACGGAGAATTGTATATACCAGACTGCTTGTTTCCAACGGACAATCCGTTGGAGATACCATGTTTGTTGTCTGATGTGCAACCTCAGTACATAGAAATTCCATTCTATTGCTTTGGAGAGCAGGCAAGAACAACTAATATGAATGGCAGGGGAACACTCCACTTCTATACTGATGATTATAGATTCCGGTCAATCTATGAGAAGCCAGAGAAGATTTTGAAGTACAACCCTGGCAGTATTATTGAGCCAAACTTCAGTTTATCAAATGATACTCCAATAGCTTTTGGTATGCAGGCTATCTACAAGAAACGCTTTCTTGCAAGAGCTATGCAGGAAAAGGGGATTGGTGTATTCGTTGACTTAAATGTGGCTCCTAAGTTCTATAAGCTGAATTTGATGGGCATCCCTAAAGGTTACTCATCATTCGCCACAAGAGGTTGCACAGACCGACTAAATGAACTGCAATTTGAATACGAGATTGCCAAGTTCGTAGCAAATGGCAACAGATTCAGATTTATCGTTTATGGAGGTGGTAACGTGATTGAGCAGTGGTGTAAGGAAAACAATGCCGTTTATATTACACCAATCATCATCATCAAGAATAAGTTGAAAGCTTTTGAAAAGATGAAAGATACTATTGGTATGCTTGATGTTGATGCAAAAGCAAAATACCAAGAGCTGAAAAAGACCTTGTATGATACTCAAGTAAAAAACTTCTCTGTAGAAGATATGCTTGATAACATGCAGGATTTTCCGAATCTCTTAAAATAGATTATTATAGTTTATCATTAAAATGTTTGATTATGGGAAAAAGAAGTAGTGGAACTAGAAGTCAGTCGGCAGCAAATTTGGCGCAGTCGAGAACCATGAGCATGAGTTCTATAGGGGGTAATAAGCTAGAAAGCTTCAGTGGCACCAAATCTTATGGCTTCAAACTCGGTGGAAGAGATGTTGAAGCAAACTTTAAAAACGGAGCTATTGAAAAAATAGATCAGTACTTTTATCTCTCAACAAAGGATAAGTCTAGATTGCGTAACGCTGTGTCACACGTTCTTGGGAATACTTTGAATAAAACCAAGGGAAATGAGGTTGATGAGTATGGGATTGGCGGTTTCGATGGAACAGGACTTCGTATAGTATCCTATAGAAATAATTTTGCAAAAAATATGATTATGGTAGATAAGTATGGAATCGTCGAATATGGCAATGGAACAGTCGACCCGTATTTGTTTAGAGGCGAAGACATCGACCCTAAAGTGTTTAGTAAAGTATTAGACAAGGCGTTAAGAGCGCTTAAAAATCCAGTTAATGGAGATATAAAGTACCGTAACAAATGGGACTTCTAAAATAGTAGAAATATGTCAGAACAGAAAGCAATAAAAAAAATGATTGCATGGCGCAATGATTGGTGTCTCTTCGCCAAGGAAGTCTTGAAGGCTCGCCTTGACGAAGAGCAAAAGGCTATATTGCGTTCTGTTCAGAAGAACAAAATGACAACGGTAGCCAGTGGAACTGCAAGGGGTAAGGACTTCATCGCTGCCGTAGCCGCTTTATGTTTTCTGTACCTCACTCCTCGCTTCGGCAAGGATGGCAGTTTGGAAAAGAACACCAAGATTGCCCTTACAGCACCGACAGGAAGACAGGTAACAAACATCATGATACCAGAAGTGGCACGTCTATACAAAAAGGCAGGCTTCCTGCCTGGTCGTTTGCTGTCGGATGGCATCAGAACTGATTATGAGGAATGGTATCTGACAGGTTTCAAATCTTCAGCCGACAACACAGAGGCTTGGTCGGGATTCCATGCTGTAAACACCATGTTCATCGTAACTGAAGCATCCGGTATCTCGGACACCATCTACAATGCAATCGAGGGTAACCTGCAAGGTAACTCTCGATTGCTATTGGTATTCAACCCAAACGTTACTACAGGGTATGCAGCCAACTCCATGAAGTCTCCCCGATTCAAGAAGTTTAGATTATCATCCCTCAACGCAGAGAACGTAGTAAGCAAGAAAAACATTATCCCTGGACAAGTTGATTATGAATGGGTAGCCGACAAGGTCTCAGCATGGGCACAGAAGATCAGAAAGTCTGAGTTTGATGAAGGTCGTGGTGATTTTGTGTGGGAAGGTGGATATTACACTCCAAATGACCTTTTTCGTGTTAAGGTTCTCGGTATGTTTCCGAAGGTGTCCGAAGATACCCTCATTCCATACGAATGGTGCGAGATTGCCCATAGAAGATGGAAGGAACTTAAAGATAGTGGCTTTATCACCCATAAGCCAATACGCCTAGGTGTCGATGTCGCAGGTATGGGGCGCGATAGGTCTTGCTATGTTCCACGACAAGGAAACTATGTTTCAGAAATCAAGTGTCATAATTCGGGTGGTCATGCGGACCACATGGCAGTCGCAGGTCAAGTCGCACACTACCTAAGTTTGAGTTCAAAGAATAAAGCCTTCATTGATACCATAGGAGAAGGTGCTGGAGTATATTCAAGACTCATAGAACAAAAGTACTTAACGGCATTCTCTTGCAAGTTCTCGGAAGGCGTGAGAAATAAGTACGATGTGACAGGCTGCTACTCTTTCGCTAACATGAGGGCTTATTTGTTTTGGTGCATACGTGACTGGCTCAACCCAAAGAATGGATTCTTTGCAGCACTCCCACCCGATGATGAGTTGGATCAAGAATTGTGTGAAGTGCATTGGCTGTTTCAGTCAGATGGTTCAATCATCATGGAACCAAAAGACGAAATCAAGAAGCGTCTGAAACGCTCTCCCGACAAGATGGATGCCCTTGCCAACACCTTCTATCCATACGACTTCGATAGAGACAATGATTTGCAATTGTTAAATAGTATAGTATAAATTTGCAAGATACAGAAAAGTTTTGTAACTTTGCAGCCGAAACGTTTCTTTTAACGTTTCATTGCTCTTAGTGCACTCCGACCGTGAGGTTAGAGTGCATTTTTTTATTTAATATAAAGTAATTCAGAAAAAGACTATACACTTCAATATAAGCCTTTCTAAGCGGTTCATTTTACTTATACCATTTTTAAGAAATAGACTTACATACACAAAATTAATAGTTTGACATAAGTATCTAAGTGTCAATAAGTTAAACAAAGTTAGTAAAAAGTACTTTATGCTCAAAACGTTTGGTCATTTGCAAAAAAATGACTACCTTTGCACTATCAAAAATAAAATAACAATTTAAAAGATAGGAGATAAGAGCAATGAAACTAATTGGAATGGAAACGTCAGATTATAACGAAACACGTTATATACAATGTGAGACAATGGAAGAATACAATGATGTTTTGAAACGTGAAAAGAGTAAACACGGAATTAAAAATGGTGCAGATGTTACCACTTACGTTTACGAAACATCAAATTCTTCAAAAGTTGCAGGAAAAGTCATTAATACAAACCTTGAAGTTGAAATCTACTATACTGGCGCAAAATTTCGTGAACTCTATGCAAAACCATCTACAAATCCAGAAATAGATAGAGAAGTAAAAGCTCATGAGGTGTATGGAGGCTACGGCATAATCACATATAAGGAGAAAGGTATCCCAAAACAATACTATGGTGTTGGGCATAAAACATTCAACACCAAGAAAGAAGCGAAAAAATATATTGATGAGTAATTAAAATATAGAGCAATGAAAAAGGTTAAAGTTTACACAGTAGAAGCGTTAGAGAAGCGAATTACAAAGGCTTTGAAAAAGGTCAAGTTCGGCTACCAAGAAGGATACTTGATTGAAGCCACAGATGCAGAGTTTAGTATCTACAACTTCAACACTGTACTTTGTAATTTACAGCAGAAAGGAGTCGTAGCATACAACGAGAATACAGAAAGCTATGAATTGGTTTAAAGTATAGGAGATACGAATATGATAACAATTGACCAACAGGTAAATTGCCTTGATTGTGTAAACGGAAAGGTTTATATATGTTCTAACTCAATGCAAGATGCCATAGATTGTAAATGTAACGGAAAACCAGATAGATATTCTGGTTGCCGTAAGTGGAAAAGTAGATTTTAATTATAGGAGATAAGAGCAATGAACGTTTACACAGAATCAGATAGATATACGGTATTACTTCACGCATTCGACACTTTTGAAGGTGCTTGCGAGTATATTACACAGATTATAAATGTAGGGGAGTGTAAGGTTCTCCCTCTCATAAAAGCATGGAGTGGCGGCGTGGTTACAGCTAAATGGATGGCTAAGAAAACCGAAAAAGGAATTGCATTCGAATTGTTGAACGTTAATAATGAAGGTAGATATGAATAAGCAAGAATTAAAAGACCTCACCTATAAAATGGTAGAGGAAAGAGTAAATAAGGGAACTGAGTTGTTTAACAGCTTTGTATTCTTCCCAGTCTTGTATGGTGAACTGAAAAAGAAGTTTCCGCAGGAATACTGCGATATGTTCAGAAACGTTGTTCTAGACACCTGCATTCTATATCCAGATTGGAAGGAACATGAAATCTTGCAAGAGGTTGCTTCACAATTCGAGAGTCATGGAAATGTTTAATAGGAGGAAATGAATATGACAGTATATGAATTATCTGAACTTCAGAAAGAAGAACTCAAAATCGAAATGTTGAAAGATAAGTTTGGGTACAAACTTTCATTCAGAGAGTTAGCATATGCTAATGATTGCATCAGCGACCGAGAGTTGTTCGAAAAATATAAGGATCAGACTTTTACAGATAAAGACTTCATCGTATCACGCTAAATGAAATCGTATGGAAAGCAATTGCACAACAATAGAAGAGCTTAAATCCGTAACCACGCAGGTTAGTGGTGATGAATGGAAAGATTTCTTCTCACTCATCAAAAAAGGCTCATATAGCCTGTATGGTTTCCACCAGTTTCTTGATGAAAGACCAGACCTATGCTTATTAATTCAAGGTATAGGAGATTACCAAACTGCCATCAAGGAAACGTTAGAGGAAATCGGATTGAATGATGGTGATATAAATGGACCAGGAGGAAATCATCTGAAACTGATTGTGGTGGATCAGATAGGATTCATAGTGTATGAAACGAAAGTTATGAACTTTTAAGAATAAGATAGAGCAATGGAAGAGAACGTTATTATAGCAATGGATGCCGAAAACTCTAAAAAGATAAAAGGCATTCCTTCAAGTTGGAACTGGGAGGATATTCATTTCTACCTCATTACTGAATTGGGATTCAGTTTTGATGTTGTGTTCAATTATTCAAAAGACATAGAGGAGGTATCTTATGAAGGATAATGCAAGAACTATCAAGTACGATTCTATCACATCATACGCAAAGGAATATGGGGTAGAATATCTGAGTAACGAGAACCTTATTGCTTCAATTATCGGTATAGACCCTATGCTACAGGGTAATGAACCAATAAGAAAAATCTTTGATGGTAGTCATTCCCTCAGAAAGGCAAGCAAGAGAACACTGCAGGAGCTTACATCTATCAAAGGAATAGGTGAAAAGAAGGCTACCGCTATACTCGCTGCATTCGAACTTGGTAGAAGACTTATGAAGGAGAAGTCGCAAGAACTTACAGATTTGGGTAGTTCCATCGACATCTACAACTATATTTTACCATACGTCAAGGATTTAGAAATAGAAGAATCTTATCTGTTCTGTATGGATAACCACTTCAAGTTAATCAAAATGGTTCGATTGTCGCAAGGTGGAATAACAGAAACACCTATAGACGTAAGAATTGTATGCAAAGAAGCTATCTCCTGCAATGCCGTAATAATAGCATTGGTTCACAATCACCCTAGCTCTAACTGCTTTCCATCAAAAGCCGACGATGCGATAACATATAAGATACAGAAGGCTTGTGAAATAATGAGATTGTTTTTTATGGACCACGTTATCATCAGTAGCAAGTCAGATCAGTATTACTCTTACCACGATAGAGGAAAATTATAAGTTCTAAGCTGATAAAATACATCAAACCTATAATTATACCAAAAGAATCTAACTTGAATACAGAAGATATTTTGCACGTTTAAGTGCATTTTTGTTGCATCTTATCTACCAAGGGAGGGCTGTGAAGTTCTCCCTTGTTTATTGAAATGAAAATAATTTCTCACTTTTTTGCCAAAACTATTTGTTGTTTAAATAATATTTCGTATATTTGCACCCATAAAAGCGTGTGAAGATGCACGTGACAGAACTTTTCGTAACATTGCTCTTACACCGAGTTCTACGTTTGGTCTGCCTGCATTTCGCTCGCAGACCATTTTTTTTGTTAAATATAACTCAACAAGCAATGAACAAGTATTATAGAAAAGTTCTTGAAGCACTGAAAACCAATCGAGACATTAAGGCATTGGGGTTCAGTCGTAAGGAGTTAAAGGGTGTTGCTGCCAATGTTGCCAACAAACTTCAACTCAAAGATGATGCTACTGACGAAGAAGTTAGTGAAGGTATTAGTGACGCAATTGATGATGTCTTGCCGTTACTCCAGTTAACTCAGTCCGCAGCAGACCGCCAAGTCTCAGAGTACAAAAACGCTCATCCCGCACCAGACGATGATGATGTTCCAGATGATGAACCAGACGATGATGACGTGCCAGCACGTAGAAGTCCGTCACAGAAGGGCAAGAAGGGCAAGAAGGATAGCGATGATGATCAAGACTCCGCTACCCTCAACGCAATCAAGGAACTTACGAAGGCTGTTGCTACACTTCAAGGCGATGTAACTGCATTGAAGTCGGGCAATACCACCAGCAGCCGTACCGCAAAGGTAAGGGAACTGCTGAAGGACACAGGTAAGTTCGGAGAGCGTCGACTTAAATCTTTCTCTCACATGAAGTTTGAGAATGAAGAGGAGTTTGAGGACTACCTCGATGAGTTGAAGGAAGATATTGAGGAAGAGAACAAGGAAAGACTTGAAAAGGGTCTTGAAAAGCTTGGACGAATCCCTGCTCCCGATACCAAACCTCAACCAAATAAGGAAGATAAGTTAATGTCTGATGATGAAGTCAAGGAGCTGGCTAAGATGTAATCATCTATTGTTTCACTTATAAATTATAAGATTATGGTAGCAGAAGACTACAACCCAAAAACCAAAGGCTACGACATGGGTAAGGACGCTGTGGTTATCCGTCAGTATCTCGGTGGTATCACAGGCGGTAGAGCACTCGACTACGCCAACTTCAAGGATGAGGTTATTCAGGCAGGTCACATCATTGTCCGCAAGAAGGTTGATGATGTTTATGAGTATTCTCCACTTGAAACCGAAGACGGCAAGTACAAAGACAAGGCTAGCGAAGCAGAATTTGCTGGTGTTGTCGTTCGCTCACGCATGAAGGGTGAAGCGGTTGCCATTATGGATAATGGTCGCGTGAATGATGTGGCAATGCCTTATCAGTTCAAGGACGATACTCAGAGAACCGCCATCAAGACCGCCCTCCCAAGTCTTATTTTTGAGCATGACTAAGTTGTGCTCTAGTTTTTAACTTAAAAGATTGTTTATATGAACGAATCACTTTTTATTCAGTTTATCCGAGCTATCTTCCCTAAACTTAGCTTATATGTTAAGGAGAAGGAGAATCCGAAGGAGCGCACCTACCTCTACAAGGAGATGCTTACCGATGTGTATTCTGCCGATCAGAAGTGGGAAGGTTCATCAGCTAAGACCACATACGTAGCTGCCGACATCGTTGAGATGGATTCAGACATTCCTTTGAAGAAGCGTGGTCAAATCGCAACCTCTAATGGTAAGTTGCCAAAGATTGCGATGAAGAAGATTCTTTTCGAGTCTGATATCAACAACATCAACATCATGAAGGCTCAGTATGAGAACATTGTAGCGAGAGCCAATTCATTCCAGGCGCAAGGCTTGGTTGAGCAGGCTACATCAACACAACAGGCAGCTAAAACTGCAAAGGCTCGTATCATCAACAAGCTCATGAATGATGGTGTCGCTTGCTCTGTCGGTCTCGAAGAGCGTAACGAAATGAACTTCTTGGCAGGTCTCTCTAATGGTATTATTGCCGTTGAAGATGCAGACAATACGGGTAAGGCTATCCGTGTTGACTATGGATATTTTAAGGCAAACTGCTTCAAAACAGAAACCAATGGTGTTACAACCCGTGATGATTTCGAGAAAATCTTCGATAAGGCAAATGCCGACAACAATACCATCATACAGGTTATGCTCGCTAAGACGCAGATTAAGAAAATCCGCAAGGAGCAATGGGCAAAAGAGCTTGTTGCCGACTATGAGGGTAAGACTTATACCGAAAATACCAAGCTCAAGACACCATCGGAGTCAGCTTTCTCGGAAGCATTCGAGGATGAGTTTGGTGCAGCCATCAAGGTTATCAACCGAACCGTGATTATCGAGAAGAACGGAAAGCCAAAATCAGTTAAGCCATGGAATGAGAATAACATCATCTTCATCTGTAACACCAACGTAGGCTCTTTCGTTTGGGGTACCCTTGCAGAGGATACCAACCGAGTAGCAGGTGTTCAGTACTCTAACGTTGACAGCTACAAGCTTATCTCTAAGTACTCCAAGAATGAGCCATCTTTGCAGGAGGTTACCGCAGGACAGGCTATCTGCTTGCCAGTAATCGAAGATGTAGATCAGATTTACATGCTTTCTACCAAGTCTGAGGAGGTTGATACGGAAGCCGAGTCTACCGATACTACCGACCAGTATACAACTTACAAGGGTAAGAAGTATAAGAAGGCTGACCTCATCGCTGCTTTGAAGGCTGCTGGTGCCAATGTGAAGGCTAACTCAACCGATGAGACTCTGATTAAGGCTCTCAACTCACTCAGCGATGAGGAGGAAGCCGAAGTTCTCTCTAAACTCACTCCAGAGGTTTAATTTGAATTGATATGAAGACAATAAAGCAAGCATTGATTGATGAAATCCACTACCCTATCCCTTTAGGATTCGTGGAGAATAAGATGATAGAACGTCAGCTTAATGGTGATGATGAATATACATTCGAGGTCGCTCAGTCCAAGGAATGGAAAGGTGCGCTTGCTGATTGTCTGTACTCTCTCATACAAGCTGTAAGCTTATCCGAGTCAGACAAGAGCATTGGAACACTATCTGACAAGGATAAGGAAAGGCTGCTAGTACGAATAAATGCTTTATACAAAACCATCGGTGAATCCCATGCACTGGGTCAACCGATGGTTTATATAGGAGGTTAAGATATGGCTGTATTGGATTTCGCTGCCCATACCCTAGATTACCTACACGTAACTGATGGGTATGAAGACGATAACGGAGACTATGTTCAAGGCTCAGAAGAATGGGTGGAGAACTATTGTAAGTGTGATATTGTTCCTGCTGGCAAGGCAAACGTTATCACTATCCCCGATGGTTCTGCAAAGAACTATTCCTACACCATCTACAACCTTCCTAGAGCATGCCGCGATTTCGAGTACGGAGACAAAATCCGTGTAAAACTTTTCGGAAAAGAAGTGAAGGAATTTGTTGTACTCGGCTTTCATCGTTATCAACTGCAATGTAAAATATGGGTATAAAACTCTCAACCTCTCAGTCTGCGCTCAATAATTTTTTTCAGTCCGCTATGGCGATAATAAAGCAAGAAATCCTCACTGCTTATGCCAAGCTAGGAGAAGAATGTAATGCAAGGATAAGAGACCGCTCGGCAGAGGAAAGTTGGATAGACCATACAGGAAACCTACGAAGCTCCATCGGTTATGCCATCTTTGACTACGGAAGGAAACAAGTAGAATCAGCCTTTGCTTCCATAGGTAATGGTTCTAATGGTTCACAAGAAGGAAGACAAATGATAGCTGACCTAGCCAAGGAATACTCACAGGTTTACGCATTGGTAGTAGTCGCGGCTATGAACTATGCAGACTTTGTAGAAGCTAAAGAAAATAAAGATGTGCTTGCATCCACAGAGTTATGGGCTCGTTCTGTCGTTGATGGTAAACTAAAGCTCGCTGTGGATAAAGCTGTAAGTAGAATCAATCAGATAAGGCTATGAAATCGGATATTGACATCAAGGATGATGTGTACAACATTATCTCTTCTTCGAAATTAAAGAATGCTGTAACTGGTAGTCTTTGCAAGCGAGGAAGACCATTCTATGGCATAGGTGCAACTGGCAAGGAAGATATTTGCATCTCCATTCTAGCAAACAGAACTTCGCAGATACAAGAAGCTTTCGTGAATGTAAACATCTACGTTCAAGACCAAGCTATCACAAAGAAAGGCAATATCCAAAAGGAAGAGAACACGGCAAGGCTCCGTGAGTTATGTCAACTCTCTTTCTCTACCTTCGAAGCAGTTCATGGATCGGATTTCCGCTTGTCTATGAGTGAACAGAGGGTAATAGCTTGCGAGGGCACAAGAGAGCACATCATTAATAACAAATTATTGTATCAAACTATAAACGATTAAGATTATGTCAGTAATAACATGGGGAAAACCATCCATCTATGTTCGTGACCTTAGTGCTGCAACCAACAACTGGAAGAAGCTTGATACTCCAAAGGAGGACACTACTCAGTTGAACCCTACCAAGGGTGATACAACAGAAGCTAAGGAGGAAGGTGGCGGTATTGTCGATTCCAAGACAGCTAAGTCCACCTACGAACTCGTTTATCAAGAGTTCATCAAGAAGGGCTTACCTCAGCCTTTCCATACCATTGATGGACTTATCGAAGGAAACTACGCTATCGCTGTTCAGCCGGAAGATGCAGAGAACCCTGGCTGCTATATCGGCAAGTCAACCGTAAGCGTGGAGGAGTCATATTCTTCAGCGGATGGTGCTTTGATGCAGTACACCCACAAGGCTCTTGTGCCAGAGGGTGACGAAGTAGCAAAGACCACCAACAAGAAGGGTGAGACCGTATATTGTCAGTTCCGTTGGCGCATCATCACAGCCAAGAAGGCTAAGGGAAAGACAGACGAATACGTTCTTACATTCAAGCATCCTGCAGGTGCTACAGACACAGAAACGGAAGTAACCGTTCCAACAAACGGACAGGTCGAAGGTGACGTTTAAGGCAATATGTTGATTTCTTCTCACCCTTCAGCCGATTGAGGGTTATCAGTCGGCAACCTACCCAAGTAGCTCAGTTGGTTAGAGCGAGACCAAAGTCCGTCACATAAAATCCAGTTGGTCTTTAAAAAAGCTGGTTGAAAGACGCAGGTTCGAGTCCTGCCTTGGGTGCTAACAAATATTATTAGCTTATGAAGAATGACATCGAAATTGGCACAAAGATAGCCATGGTGTTAACAGATACACCACTAGGCATACAGGTAGGTAGAAGGCACATGTTCATCTACCCTAAGACTTTAGGCAAGATGTATTTGACAGCTCCACTGATTAAGCTGCTAGGCATCAAAGATGATAACCTAAAGCTGAATCCGCTTATCGAAGCACTCCGTGTAGTAGGTGAGAAACGAAGTCTCTGTTGTAAGCTAATAGCCTACCACACCCTTCAGAAGAAATCCGATATGCTCAGTTCACGCATATTGAAGGCAAGGGAAAACATCATCTTCAAGTTCTGTGATAACGATGATATAGCTACTCTTCTCATCACCATACTCTCAGACAACAAGCTTCACGACATCATCACGGAATGTGGGATAGACAAGGAAGCGGAGCGTATGGAGAAGATAAACAAAGCCAAAGACTCCAGTAATCAGTATATCTTTGGTGGCAGAACCATTTGGGGCTCTCTCATTGACGCAGCTTGCGAGAGATACAAGTGGACCCTTGACTATGTTCTGTGGGAAATCTCATACAACAACCTCACGCTTATGATGAAGGATAAGATAACTTCCATCTATCTATCCGATGAGGAAAGAAAGAAGGCTCACATTCCATCAGCAACAGAAAAGGTCTTCAGCGGAGATAACAAAGAGGACATCATGGAGCTGATCAGACAGAGCGAAGAAAATCCAATTTAACCTCCAACACAAAAAGTAAAGAATAAAGGTTTGGCTGAGGAGGTGCACCTTTACGTAATTGACAGAATAAAAAAATGGCAAGTATCAAGTTTGACATAACAGGCGATAATTCATCCGTACTGAAAGCCTTTCGAGGGGTGCAGGATGGAGTATCACAGACAGCAAGAGCAGTCGAGCAGCAGGGGCAGAGCATTGAGAATGTTTTCAATCGCATCAAGTCTGTTGCATCGGTGGCTTTCGCTGGCTTTACGGCAAAGGAAATCATCAGCACACTGGGTACTGTCCGAGGAGAGTTTCAGCAGTTTGAGATTGCATTTGAAACCATGCTCGGTAGCGGACAGAAGGCAAAGGGAATGATTTCGGACCTCGCCAACCTTGCTGCTACTACCCCTTTTGACATGAAGGGTGTGGTAAATGGCGCAAAGCAGCTCCTTGCATACGGATTTGCAGCCAACGAGATTACTGATACCATGAGAAGGCTCGGTGATGTATCTGCAGGATTGGGATTGAACTTGCAAGACCTCACATGGCTCTATGGTACCACGATGGTGCAAGGTCGATTGTTCACAAGAGACTTGATGCAATTTACAGGTCGCGGTATTCCTTTGACAGAGGAGCTTGCCAAGCAGTTCGGAGTTACCAAGGATAAGGTTTCGGAATTGGTGACAGCAGGTAAGGTTGGTTTCCCCGAAGTCAAGAAGGCTATCGAAAGTCTTACCAATGAAGGCGGCAAGTTCGGTGGATTGATGGAAAAGCAATCTCACTCTATTACGGGTCAGATAAGCAATATCCAAGACACCATCGAAATGGCTATCAATGACCTCGGCACACAGACCGAAGGCTTGATGAATGATGCTTTGGATATCACATCTAAGGTTATCGACCATTGGAAGGAGATAGGTGAGGTTATCCTTGCAGCCGCATCTGCTATCGGTCTTTATAAGGCAATGGCAGTTAGTATAGCAGCCTTTGACACAGCAACAACAAATGCAGGATATGCAGCCGAGTTGTCAGCTCTTGAATCTTTGCTCCCTATGAAGGAAGAAGCAAAGAAGACAGACCTTGAAGAAGCAGTAGCCAAAGGTCAATTATCAGCAGCACAGGCAGAGCTGGTAGCATCTAAGCGTGAAGAGGTCGCGGCTTACGTTGCCGAACTACAGGCGCAGGCAAAAGCAAAAGCAGACGCAGCCACCGCAGCCGCAGAGGAAGTGAAGGCATTGGAGAACAAACTTGCAATGCAGGATAATGAAGTTCAATCACTCCAAGATGCTTACGATGCCCTGCAATCCTATACAGACGGACAGAAGGTAGAGACAGCAGGAATCAAACTCAACACTGCCGTTAACGAAAGGAACAACATCGCAAAGCAACTCCATACGGCTAGAGAAACCGCTGCAACCGCAGCCACAGAAGCAAATACCGCAGCCAATGCGGCTAACACCGCATCCCAAGGCTTGAATACCGCAGCTACCGCAAGAGACACCGCAGCCAAAGGAATATGGGCACAGGTCACCATCCTCTGCAAAAGAGCACAGGACGCATGGAATGCTTCTATGTTCTCCAGTCCTCTTTTTTGGATAGCTGCCACCATCGCAGCAGTAACCTATGCCGTATATAAGCTTGCTACTGCAGAAACGGCACATGAAACGGCAGTAAGGAAATCCAATGAAGCATGGGATGAGTTTGACAGCAAGGTCAAGGAACGTCAGCAGAATATCGAAAGCCTTATCAGAACTATTCAGTCTGAGACAGCTACAGAATACGAGAAGGCAGAAGCTTACCAAAAACTCTCCAACCTCGCACCTCAGTTAACGGAGCAATACTCACAAGCTCAACTAGCATCTGCCGATTTTGCTAAGACGCAGAAGGAAGTTGCCGAAAGCATGGATGAGTTGAAGTACGACAAGGCAGTTGAGGAAGTTGAGAAGTATCGAAAGAAGGTTGAGGAGCTTCAAATGCAACTCAGAGCAGACGCAGCCAATGGCGGTCAAGGGGGCATCACTATCTCATCACAGATAAACCAAGCCAAAGAAGACCTTGACCAAGCAGAAGAAAAGCTTTCCAACATCATCCAACTTCGAGACCAAGCAGCCGAGAATGCAAAGCCTATCGAAGTTCGCTTGCAAGAAGCACAGGAGAACGAAAGTGTACGTCAAGAAATCTTTGACTTCTATGACGAAGCAATCAATCTGGCTAACGATTGGCAAGCTGCCAACGAAACCATCAACTACGCCACAGGTGAGAGTAGATTGGATGCGTTCATCAATAAGGCTCAGAAAGAGATAGCAGGTCTTCGAGAAGACATCAAGAAGAATCCTGCTGATCTGAATCTCCGCATGCAGGAGTCTGAGAAAACAAAGGTACTGAACAACCTCTTAGCGATGAAGAGGAATTGGGCGGTCACTGGCGCAACGACAATACCTTTGATTTTTAGGGCTCAATGGAACACCGCAAAACAATCCCTCAACCAAGCCAAAACAAAAGCACAAGCGTTGGCTAACACTGGTTCTACGGAAACCTATCAGCAAGCTTACAACAAGGCGCAGCGCGAATACAATGCAGCCAAGAAGAAGGTTGCTGCTATGGAGAGAAATAAGAGCAAATACACCGCCACTCAGTACGAAACCGCCACCCAAAACTTGAAAGCAGCCAAGGATGCCTACTCTAAGCTAGGTGGTGATGTAAGTGGGAAGGTAGCGAAGGCAGCAGCAACGGCACGTAAGACTCGCATCAAGGAAGGAAACAAAGCTATCAAAGTCCAGGAGGATTTAAACAACCGCTTGAAGGCTTTGCAGCAGAAAAATACAGATGAAACTATCTCCCTCATGCAGGAAGGCACGGAGAAGAAGCTTGCTCAAATCAAGAACGACTACGCCAAGCGAAAAGCCGAGATTGACAAGCAGGAAGCAGAGTTCAAGAAGAAAAACAAGGAAGCTGGCAAGAAAGTAACCCTCACCTCTGCTCAGTCCAATGCCCTCAATAAGGCAAGAGACCTCGCTACCCAAGAGTACAACAAGAAGCTTGATGAGGTCAACAGGGAAGCCCTCACCTCTATGCGTGACTACTTGAAGGAGTATGGTTCTCTCTATCAGCAGAAGCAAGCCATTGCCGAGGAGTACGAAGAAAAGATTGCCAAGGCTCAGACGGAAGGCGAGAAGAAGACTCTCCAGCAGGAGAAGAAAAAAGCACTCGCCAACTTCGACTATGAAAGTATCTCTATGGGCATTGATTGGAAGGGACTTCTTAGTGGTGTCGGCTCAATCAGCAAGGAGATGCTTCAACCGATGTTCGATAAGTTGAATGCCTATACTAAGACTGATAAGTTTCAGCAAGCAGATACTCAGACACAACAGAAGGTTGTTGACCTCATGCAGGAGATTCGCAAATATCTCGGCACAAATCAGAGTGCTACCTGGCAGAATCTAGCCAAGTCAGTAGAAGACTTCAATAACTCCGTTGGTGCTTATCAGTCTTCCGTTAACATGCTGCAATATTGGGAAGGTAAGCTTGAAGAGTACAAAAAAGCGTATGTAGAAAAGGGTGGTTCGGGACGCTTGTCGCAAATCGAGATGGCAGAAAAGCAAATCGGCATAGCCCGTGAAGCGGTAGCATCCAATACTGAGAAGATGAACAAGCTAGGCGTTCAACTCAATAATACTACAGATGCCGTAAAGAACTTCACTTCGGGTCTTACAGCTGCGCTCAACAAGCTCGGAACATGGAAAGGTAATGAAGGATTCTCCGAGATTCAATCTTCAGTTGGAAACATAGATGCTTTGAAAGGTGCCCTTGATGAATCATTGTCTACAATGAAAGATGGGGCAGCTAAGGATATTGGTAATTCTATATCGAAGGGACTTGGAGACACCCTAGGTACCTTAGGAAATGGTATTACAGATATGTTGGGTAGTGCCCTCGGTTCAATCGTGGGAGTGGTGGCGCAGATACCGAAACTCATCCTCAATCTCGCTAGCTCCATCAAGGGCTTTGTAACGGGTATTCTTGATTCGTTTACTCAGTTACTTCAATTCGAATGGCTATCAGATTTGGTTGACAGCATACTTGGAGCGGTTGGCAATCTCATTGATGCTATCTTCGACCTACCAGAGAATCTTTTCAAGGCATTAGAAAGTATAGTCGTTGATGGTGTAGGTGGGCTTCTCAACAGCGTTGTAGGACGAATTGGTAATGTTCTGTCGCTTGGAGCACTATCATCTGCAGGACCAGCAGCATGGTTTGAGAATAGCAATGCCAAGAAGGTAGCCGATACCATCGAGAGACTGACTGACAGAAATACCCTCTTGCAGCAATCCATCGAGGATTTGACTGACGCAATGGAAAACTCCTTTGGTTCCAAGGCAACCTCATACTACGAGCAAGCCTACAAGAATCAGCAGGAGACCAATCAGAACTACCTCGACATCGCAAAGGCGCAGGCAAGCTATCATGGTTCGCACCACTCATGGAACGCTTATTGGAGCGGTTTCGGTAGTGATGAGATGGATTGGATCAAGAAGAACGTCAAATCAGATTTCAATGGCGACCTCTTCTCTCTCAGCCCAGAAGAGATGAAGCTCCTCCGTGGCAACGTTGCCATTTGGGAGCATATCGAGAAGACTGGTAAGGGTAACTATGGCGGAAGTCTGACGGAGAAGCTGAATGACTACATAGACCAAGCGGGCAAGCTGGAAGAGTTGTCAGAGCAGTTCAAGGAGAATCTTACTCAGATTTCCTTCAGTGGAATGAGAGATAGCTTTTTGACGGACCTTATGGACATGAAGAAGGATGGTAGCGACTTTGCTAGCGAAATGGCAGATGATTTCGCAGAAAAGATGCAGAAGTCCCTTCTCTCTTTCAGTATGGAAGACCTTATCAATGGAGACTTGAAGAAACTCTACGATGATTGGGCAAAGGCTATGAAGGATAAAAACGGAAAGCTAACCAAAGAAGATGTAGATGCATTCTACAAGCGTTACGATGATATAGTCCAGGAAGGCTTGAAGAGACGTGACGAGTGGGCAAAGGTGACAGGCTACACCGGTTCATCATCCTCATCACAGACCGCAACAAGCGGAGGATGGGCATCTATGGGGCAAGATACCGCAGACGAGCTGAATGGTCGCTTCACGGCTCTACAGATTGCAGGAGAGTCCATCGCTCAGAACATGACTACCACCATATCACAGATGGAGAGCATCGTTACACTCGGAATCTCAACCAATGGCGCAGTATTGGAGATTAGAAACATGATGATTATGACAAACAGCTACCTCGAAGACATCGTGAAGTATTCAAAGCTCACCTATAATGACTTCGGAACAAAGCTGGATGATATGAACAGAAGATTAAAGGATATTTGACCTCTATAGGCTTTTCGCTTGTCAGCCCTTACAACTATACTCAACAATAGCAAAAGCGGCTCACAGCGAAGCCTACGAGGTTATTTAATGATTAAATAGTTATGCTTAATGGACAACTTTACATCAATGGCAAGGATGCCTACCTTACGTGGGGCATCTTCTTAGACGAAACCGCCCTCAGTACGCTCATGACCCCTGCACCAAACAAGGAGTTCATCAGCAACAAGTATCGTTCAAAGGACGGAAAGTCAGTTATCAAGCACAATCCTAGATTGGATGAGAGGGAGATAACGCTGCCGTTCAATATGACCGCCAAGGACTCAGATACGTTCATGACGAACTATGCTAGGTTCTGCGAGGAGGTTCTTGCTAAGGGAGAGTTGGTTATCCGCACCCGATTCCAGCCTAATGTATGGTATCGGTGCATCTATCTCTCCTGCACTCAATTCAGTCAGTTCATTCGGGAAATGGCAAAGTTCAGTCTTAAACTCAATGAGCCAGACCCTAGTGACAGAGGTGAAACTAGTAAATATACAAGCTAATGATTCAGATTAAGAGAAATAACAAGGTATTCTTCACATTAGAGGACTTCGGCGAGGGTTCTAAGCTGTCATATCAGCTTATGGACCACCATTACGTCATATTGAAGTTCACTACGGCTACTCCTATCTATTTCGAGATTGGTGACTCCGTGGAGATTCCCGACTTCGGCTACTTTGAGCTTACATCATCATACTTCCCTAAGCACAATGATAGTGATGGCTACGACTACGAAATGCAGATGGATGCCTATTATATGTCTTGGAAGAATAAGCTTTGCAAGTATCGCCCTCAGCACGGAGCCAACGAGACCTCCTTCAACCTCACCACAACGGTAGGTGTACACATGAACGTTATACTCGGCAACCTAAAGGCACTAGGTCTTACGTACAATGGCAAGGATTTCTCCGTTGACTACACTACATACAACAACAAGGCTTTCGATGTTCAGAAGAGATTCTTGATCGAGTACGGCTCAATCAGTATTCTCGATGCTCTCAACGCCATCTGTTCTGAAGACGCACTCAACTGCGAGTGGTGGATAGATGGTTCCATCATATACCTTGGATATTGCGAAATGGAAGGACAGACAACATTCGAACAGGATGTTAATGTTCTGTCTATGTCCTATTCGGAATCTAAGTCAACTTATATTACGAGACTGTACGCATTCGGCTCAGACAGAAATATTCCGAAGGGATATTTCACTGGTGCCGATGCGGACGTCACCACCGATGGTATTGCTACCGATTATCTCATGCTCCCTAACAAGGAAGTAGATAGTGATGGTTTCTACGCCAAGGATGGCTACCTGGAGAACGTGAATGTCGTGAAGAACGACAAGCAGGCTATCGAGGGTGTCGTGATGTTTGAGGACGAATACCCGAAGGTTGAATGCAGGGTCAGCAGAATCAAAACCTACGATAGCACTGTTGATAACGATGATGGAACTAAGACTACACAGACGTTTTGGCAGGTCGGTTCAACGGACTCCTTCGCTGAAAACTTTGAAGCTAGCTGGATAAAGAGCAACCTCACTCTTGGTATCAAGTTCACTAGCGGTGCTCTCATGGGTATGGAGTTCGATGTTAGTTTCAAGATTATCGACAAGGAGAACTTTTTCGAGATAGTGGCTAACGACACATACGGAAGAATACTTCCCGATAGTGTCATGTGCCCGAAGGAAGGTGATAGGTTCTTCCTGTTCAACTGGGACGCAACCAAAATTACAGATACGGACCTCATCCATACCGCTCAGTTGTCTCTGTTCGACAGGGCAAAGCAGTACTATCAGAAGACCATGATCAGCAACTCAAACTTCACCTGCACGATGGATGGCGATAAGTTCTACAATGATGGAACATACGATTACCATCCTCTCGGTGAGCAGGTAAAGCTGATTAATGATATGTTTGCGCAGGTGGACGCGGATGGCAAGCACTACCGAAACTCTCGTATCATCGGAATGGAGATACCTTTGGATATCCCTTACGACCACCCTCAGTACACTGTAGGAGAAAAGGCTGCAACAAGCCGGTTGGGTAAGTTGGAAGACAAGGTTGATTCCATCAAGGTGAATGGAATGCAGATAGGCGGCACAGGAAGCGGTAATGGTGGTGTCTATGTAATTGGGCTGAATGATTCTACGCCTGCATCAGATAGTAACGTTTATTCTGCTAGACGTTCTAGGATGGAGTTTGTATCTAGGCTGCAGGATAACACAGCAAAGGGCACAATCACTTGGGAGAAGATTCAGAAGTTCTTGCAAGGATTGACGGCAGAAGACTTATCTCAATTTAAGAAGGGTGCGACCTTCGGAGAGTTCATTCAGGGAATGATCTTCGGTACTGGTGGCAGGATTGACGAGCTGGGCAATGCCGAGTTTGAGAGCATCACATCCCGAAGTTCTATCATCGCAAAGGAGCTTGTTACCAACAGGCAGACGGCAATGGAGAGCAACTTTGTCTTTACAGAGAGCGGTCTGGTCGAGTCGGTGACGGAGATTCCTGCGACAGCGGAAGACGGCAACGTAACCTACGACTTGAAGCTTCAGAAGCGGTGGAATAATGATTTCACGGCATTCAAGGAGAATGATGTAGTATTAGCTTCCATCAATACCTTGGCAGAGAGCGGTAAGTACTACGATATGTGGCTGCGAGTGTTATCGGTTAACACCGTGACGAATACCATTACGGTTGTCTGTTATCCCGACAACGAATGCCCTAGCAAGAAGAACTATCCACCTTGTGAGTTGGCTAGGTTGATACGCTGGGGAAATGCGGTGGATGAAGACCGACAGAGCTGCTGGTATATCTCATCATCAGAAGGATTGCTTGTGTGGATCGACCACGTAACAAAGCCTATCATTGACAAGAGCAATTATTCCGTAGCTATCGGCAAGCTTCCGGATGCACTGTCGTTCATCTTCGCAGATTACCCACTGGCTGATAAGCGTGATGGAGCGTTCTATGCAAAATATCTTGCCGTGCAGAACATCCTTCAAACTGACTACGAGGGCAATGTAAAGCAGAATGTGGTGGATAGAGGAAAATGGTCGTTGGAAACCGCCCAAGGTAACAATCCTTATCGGAGTACGAATACTGAGGTGCATGACACATGGCATTACGGATGCCGATGGAGATGCCTGATAGACAAGACCATCGATGAACCTAGATATGCCAGCACAGGTTGGGCGTTCGTGGAAGGAAACCCTGAGTTCTCTATTGATATATCATCTTCCAACGGCTTTCGCTTCTCGAAGAATTATATCTTCAGTTGCAGGGATGATCTCGGAGAATTGCAGCCTTTTACCATCATTACGATAAGGGGTATTCTCTATAATAACGACGTGACGGAGCATTTAACCAATGTTGTTTGGACCAGGGACACCGGAAATCCGGCAGAAGACAACAAATGGGCGCAGCAGGTGGCACAGCGAAAGGATCAGATTCATCTGCCGCTCACGGGCAGTGACCTGGGTGACAACTGGGGAGCCAAAAATCCCTGCATCTTCAAATGCACGGCAGAAATCAAGGACGGAGAGGTCTTGTCCTCAGAATACGAAATAGAATTTTAAATTTTCAGACTATGGCTTTAGCAAGAAGTAACAGAAAGAAAATGGAGAAAGCTCCTGTTATCTATTCGATGCTTTGCGATATCGATGTGATGGCGGACGGATATACTCCTACTACGCAGAATTACGATGCGGTCAGCGGAATCTTTTTCCCTGATTATTCGGCTTCACCGCTCAACCTTTTTCCTCGCTGTGTCTTGATTGACCCGGATTCACCTGTGGCATCAAAGACATGCAATAGTATGCTGAAATCGTTTGAGTGGTTCGAAGTGACAAAGAGTGGCACTACCTCCGTATACTCCAAGGGAGGAACGGCGGCCAGTGGCTACGAGGTGATTGTGTCCGGTGACTATGCAGGTCAGCTAGTCGTTAAGAAGAACGGTTCTGTAGGCGCGCCAAGGGCTTTGCGATTCGTGGGCATCTATGAGGAGGATGGTTACACTTACAAGTTCGACCGAAGCATTCCTCTTACCACGAACGATGTAACTCCGGCAGGTTCCGAACTGATGATTGATTCTCCGAGCGCTGTTACTTACAATCCACTCCGCATGCCCGAGCAGCAGACCATCAACGTCACCGTTATCAAGGGAACCACGAACATTACCAACGATGAGCGGTGTAAACTGATGTGGTATCGGCGTGACGAAAAGGGAACTGAGACTCTTCTTACAGCCAATGCCGACTACGATAACATCGAAGTGGTCTCCGCCGTAAAGAGCAAGAATGGCAGTATTACATCACTCGTCATCAACAGAGAGCTAATCGGAGACGGACAGACTTACGTTGTATATGCAATGTTCCGGGCCGATAAGAAGTTTCCGAGTGCGCCTGCTGCTTCCGATTCCAGGGCTTATACCACCATTAAACGTCAGTTTCCTCCTCTCACTTGCGTGATTCGTGGCGATGGACTCCGTTCTACGACGGACGTAAACTGCGTGAAGGCGATAGTGAGCGACAATCAGGGTGTGCTTGAAAATTGGAACAAATACCTATACGCTTCATGGAAGGTTTCGGACGGAACAACCGACGTAGAGAAAGCACGAGGTGAGGAAGTGATGCTTTCATCGGAATACGGCAAGGATTTCTTCTGTGATATTGAAGATAGAGGGACCAGCAAGGTAATGGTTTCCGATACGGGAGAATGGCTGACTGATGCCGATGGCAGCGTAATCATCACTAAGGATTACGAAGGTGATTAATGTTTAATATTTAAAAGATATAAATTATGCCTTATTATGTAAAAGTAACGAAGAAGGTAAGAGAAGCATTGCTTCCTGCTTATCTGGTAGTGCAGAGAACCTTCGATGGTAACTATCTGCTCTTTCAGTCTGCTCTCTCTAAGGTAGAGGGTAATACGCTCTCCGAAAGATGTGCCGCCGTTGGAGGCTCGTTGATTACTCCTCTAGAGGTAGCTGGCGAGGTGAACGGAACAAGCTGTGCATCATGCTACACCCCGAAGGAGTACGGAGGAGGCGAGGATGAGGACACTACTGAGGATTTCCGCCCAGGAGAGAATGTTGAAGTTCCTCAGCCGGAAGAAAATTCTGAATCTCCAAAACCTGAGAAGAATACTGAAACCCCTACCCCATCGGAGACTGAAACAGAGAAGAAAACAGAGTCAGAAACAGATAAAAAAGAAAGTGAGGTAACAGATGAGCAAAAGTAGTGCAACCTTCAGAATTATCAGCATCTCGAATGGTAAGACTTATTACACCATCATGCAGTGCGACCAGGGCGATATTAACCAGTTCTATGATGATAGCGGTGCCGTGTTCCCTACTTTCGGCGGTACCAACTGCCCTACGGTGATGTTCCTGGTTTACGATTCGGAGAATAGTGCCAAGTCTATCGTGGTGCCCGATGCCAACATCAAGTGGTTCGTGAATGGCGTGGAACTCGCCTTCTCCGGACAGATTTCCACCAACAAATTCAACGACAGCGAAACCGGTCATTTCAAGCGCATCACCAAAACCATCAACGGTGTAAACATCCAGTGCCTTCAGATTATCAAGAATCTGACGGGCATCAACAGTAGAAGTTCATTTGCCATCACCGCCACCGCTACGGGTTTGGTAGAGAATACGAGCACCGAACTTTCTGCCCAGTTCCCTGTGACTATTGCCTATGGCGATACATCATCCAAGAAGGTAAGAATCCAGTCTCCTGCCAGCTATAAGGGAACTCCTTTCACCATCGAGGCGAGAGGTGGACAATGCCAGATTCAGGCCGTGGTTGTAACAAACTCAGACGAAGGCTTCACGGTGGATGGCTATTTCTTTGAATGGTTCCAGCAGAAGGACGGCGCATGGACGAACCTTAATACTGATTCGGGGGCACATACGCTTACCGTATTGGAGACTATGGTTAACGGCAGTGCGTTGTTCATGTGCAAGGTATACAGCGACGCAGGTAAACAGAGTCTCTATGGCACGGATATTTGTAGCGTCAATGATATTTCCGACCCTTGGCAGGTTTTCCCTAACCCCGTGGCTAGCGAGACGAGCGACAAGCCAGCTACGCTGGTCTGCGTAAAGGGCAGCGGTATAGCTGCTGTCTTCAAGCCTTACGTTAAATCAGGTTCCAACAAACTTGCCGCTGACAAATGTTCGTTTACAATGGGCTTGTTCAATTCGGCAGGTACAAAACTCAATGCGCAGAACTCAGCTTACAATCCTCCGTTCCTCGATTCCGACAAGAAGACGGTTTTCGTAATTCCGGAAGCATTTATATCGGAGAACGGCGGAATTGACGGTGAAATCGTCTGCGAAATTACAGAAACTCAACAAAGTTAATTATGACATTAGTTCGTGCAACATTTCATATATCTAGCGTAACAAACGGTAAGGATGCAGTCTCTTATGAGATTGTACCCTCTACCCGTTCGTTGCTTATAGAGGCTAGCGGCAACTGGGCAGACGGCACGACAACAAGCACTGGATATGCCAAGATTACCTGTTCTATATACAAGGTAGTCGGTTCTAATCGAGAATTGTGTACCGAAAAGTTGTGCTATTCGGCAAGCAGCGCTTACATTAAGAGTTTTGCGTTCGATAAGGGTGTTTTTACTCTGCTGATTCCACGCAGTGCCACTGTAGTGGATATTTCCATCTTTGCCTGGGATGAAGCTACAAATAAGCCTATCGGTGATCCGCTTGCCATGATAAGCATCCCTGTTATTCATAATGGAACCAATGGCACCAGCGGCGCATCTCTCTTGTGCCAGTATTCCGCAGATAACACAAGTTGGCACGACGGATTTACTCCAGGCGACGTGTGGATGCGACAAAAACTGAGCACCGACACTACCTGGAGTGACTCGATGCGCATTGTAGGCGAGCCGGGAAAGTCTGGTACGAACGGTAGTTACACGGAATATTCTTTCGGTATCAGCGAGAAGGAAAGCGTAGCAAGTTCAGCAAATTCTCCCGGTGTTGAAACTTGGTATGATATGCCTATCCCCACAACAAAAGATAAACCTTATCTGTGGATGAGGGTTGTCAAGGTAGACGGAAAGGGCAATGAGTCTAAGCCGGCCTACTCTCGTTTGAATGGCAAGGATGGCAACAACGGAACGTCGGTGAACATCAAAGGCTCGAAACCTTCATCTTCCGCCCTGCCTAGCTCCGGTCAGAAGATGGGCGACTGCTATCTTATCAAGGGCGAACTGTGGGTGTATACGGGCGAAACGGGTTCGGGTATCGTTAATGGATTCGTGAACTGCGGCAACATCAAGGGTGAACCTGGCGATGCGGCAGTTCAGTATTTCTACCACATGGCGTGGGCCACCGGAATCAAGACGGATTCCGGTGGCACGATGACGGGCGTGGAAGGTTTTACTACTTCCAATCCAGCCGGCTTGTCTTATGCGTATATGGGCGTATGCTACAACGCCGTCAGCAGTCCTGACCCTAGCGACTGGAGTCAGTATAAATGGGTGAAAGTAGAGGGAAAGGATGCTGTAACTTACGAGGTAAAGCTGGATTCAAACACCGTATCTGCTGATGGCAAGACGGGCAAATTCCTGACAACTAAGTTGGGTAAATATCGGCTTCTCAGGCATACGGGCGACAAGACTGAAAATTGTTCGGGTGTCCTAGATACCTTTGCTTTCCTTATCTTTCTGATAGGTGCAGATGGCGAGGTTCTTAGCTCTGGTACTCTTACAGGAGATACAGATAGCGACATCTATGGCACTATCACAGGCAGCAATAACAAGGAAGGAGATGTGTATCAGATAAAATTCTTCTGGTATTCAGCCCCGACCGTCGTAGCTAATAGATACAATTATCTTCGGGAGCTTGGAAAAACGCAGGGGTCTCCTACATCCGTAATGCCATTCTCGGTTCTTGCCAGTAACGCCTTCACCGTACTCCGTCAGGGGACAAGTGGCGAACGTGGCAGCAGTGGAGCTGTATGGCGACAGCATCGCGGTTTTGTGGAAGCATCGGAGACGGCAACTTACAAGTATGAAGCTGGCGGGAATGATGAGAAGTTTATAGATGCAGTGCTTCTCACGGGTGCAAGCGGCAAGAAGACGTGGTACAGATGTATACAATCGTATTACTCCACCGGCAAGTCTGATTCAAGGAATATTGTAGGTTCTAGCGAGTTTGCCAAGTATTGGGATTCAGCCTATATGACGGTGGATTTTATTGCCACCGATTTCTTCCTTTCAGAAAATGCCAAGATCAATCTGTTGGGTTCCAACGAAATCAATCTTACGGATAGTACGACTGGAGAGATTTTCGGCTCGTACAGGATTCCTTCAAAGAATGGCGATGATGGCGTGTATGCCTTGTGGCTAGGTGCGGCAACTGGAGCTGGTGCTCCATTCTCGGTAACGAAATCCGGCGAAATATATAGCACAAGCGGAACTATCGGCGGATTCAAAATCGGCAAGAATGGCCTTGGCACTAGCAATGGCAGCAATATGTTTCTTATGAATGATTATATTCATTTTGGAAACTATGCAGCCCTTACCAATTTCGACGGATATTGTGTAGAACTGGGCAGGAGAAATCAACGCTGTCTGACGGCTGTTTCTTCTTGCAGTAGCGATAACGATATTTATGTAGGTGGTTTTTTCTCTGTACTTGTCAATAGACCAATAGCTTCTTTTGCTGCTGCCCTGCATTTGCAATGTAGCTGGACGAAAGATGCTGGAGATATTGATATGACAAAGGCACTCGAAGGCAATCATGCCATACTCATCGAATCGGGCGACGTGGCAGGTATCAGACCTTCCTTTGTCCGCATTAATAGCGATTTGAAGCTATCCGATTATAATTTCAACGTTGAGTGTTATAATGATAAAACAATAACCCTGACTCTGCCCGATAGCCCGAAATGGGGACAGCATTATGTGGTTATTCAGCGTGGCAAAGGACGTGTAAACTTCAAGTCAGCACACGGCACCAATATCCACGACCTCAACAACAGCGCAAATGGAGAAATCTGGTATTCCGGCACCACGGGTCAAGTGACCTGGTTCTGGTATAACGGTACGGATTGGATGGTTAGATATGTAAACGGATAAATAATTGATAGATAAAAATGAAGTTGAATTTTGAAAATGTAGAGGTTTATACCTCTCTCGACAAGTCTGCTTGTCAGGTAATGAATCTTCGCAAGAGCATTGCGAATCTCATCTACAACCATGGCAATGGTCTGGGTTTGGAAGGATTAGCCCTTGCTACGAAGATGTGGAACGGCGATGCCGACACAGAGTACACCGAGCGTGAAGCGGAAATCATCCGCAACCTGGTGGTCCAGAATTGCGCTCCCTGCGTAATGGATGCAATCCTCGCCATAGTAGGCAAGGAAGATAAAGATAAGTAATTTGAGAAGTAAATAAATTCTTAAAAAAATAAGATTATGGGTATTCAGACAAAGAAAATGAGCGAGTGGCTTGCTTCTAACGGTCAGGCTATCACTAACGCAAGTAAGAACACAATGATTGAAGCTGTTAAGGCGAACTCATTACAGATGTACGACGGCGTATTCGTCATGTATCATCGTAACAGCGACGGCTGGCCTTTAGCAGTTAGAGTAAACGACTGGCCATCACTCCAGTCGGGCGGCCAGATTGCCGACGGTGTGTTACTCGTAGAGGGTGGTAAGCATATTGTTATTGCTCCTACCGAGGCAAGCGCAGGACTTCCATGGAGTTCTAAGCCAACCAAGGTGACAGGTTCGGACGGAAACGTTTCAAGCAAGGGTGATGGCGTGAATATCAGTGGCGTAACCACGACAGGTGATAGATTGACTGCGTTTGCGGATTTCACCGGCAAGACCAATACTGGCGCTATCATCAAGGCAAGTTCGACAACCAACATCACCAACACGGAGGCGTATGCTCCCGGATTCTGCAACAAGTATTCTCGTGCAAACGCAAACGGTAAAGGTTTGCTGGCAGGCAAGTGGTGGTTGCCATCTCTCGGTGAGCTGGCTATGATTTGGGCTAACTTCGATAAGATTAACTATGCCCTGTCAAAGATTAACGGCGCAACACAGTTGCAGAAGACATGGTACTGGTCTAGTACCCAGAGCTCGGCTGATAGCGCTTGGGGCTTGCGTCTGAGCGACGGCTTCGTGGGCTACAACTATAAGTTCAATCAGTTCAGGGTTCGTCCGGTTTCTGCATTTTTACAGTAGTTAGTAGTTAGTTCTTTAATTCTCCCACGCCCTTAAAGGCGTGGGGTAACAAGTTATTTGAGAAAAAGGTATTTATAATGGCAAAGATTGCTAGTGAGACGAGAATTTATAGAGAGACTAAGAAGTTTCTGAACGAGGTGATTTATGTAATCAAGGATTTCCCGAAAGAGCAGAGATATGTTGTTGGTGACAGAATCGAGCGTACTGCGATCAATTCTCTGCATATTATAGCAAAGGTCTATATGGAGAGAAATCTAAGGGTACGAATCGCTGAAATGACTGAGCTGCAATCCAACCTGGAATTATTAAATACCTTGATCGAGATAGCCGGAGAACATCAGTGGATAAAAGGCAGGAGCAAGTTGGCAAACTTGCTCCTGTTGATGGATAGTATCGGACGGCAGAGCACAGCATGGAAGGGTTCGCTCGTCGCAGCCTTTGAAAGGGCGGAGAGTGAACGTAGTCAGAGCTAGGGAGGTACGCCAAACTAGGAGAACAGTCTTCCGAAATAAATGGGCCACAACCATCATTTATGGTAAAGAACAAGATATGTGGCGTCAACCCAGAACTCGGCTGATAACGCTTGGAACTTGAATCTGAGCGACGGCAACGTGAACAACAACTATAAGTTCAATCAGAACAGGGTTCGTCCGGTTTCAGCACTAATCAAGAAGACGCATTCCGAAAGGTTATAAAAAAAAGGAAAAGATAGAAATGATAGATTTCGAAACGATGCTAGAAGCATATCTAGACTGCCGCAAACGGAAGCGGAGCACAGTCGGCGCTACGGAGTTCGAGCTGAATTATGTTCGCAACTTAGTCGAACTGACAAACGAAGTTAACTCACGTCAATATAGAATCGGAAAGTCTATCTGCTTTGTCGTCCGCTATCCTCGCTATAGAGAAGTATTTGCAGGTCAGTTCAGAGACAGAATCATCCATCATTATATCGCATTGAGGCTGGAGCCGCTTTTTGAGCAGGTTTTCTGCGACAGAACGTATAACTGCCGAAAAGGTAAGGGGCAATTAGCTGGCGTGACTCAGCTTGCCGAGGATATCCGTGAAGAGAGCGAGAACTACACCCAGGATGCCTACGTGATGAAGGTTGACCTGAAAGGATTCTTTATGAGCATCCATAAACCAATGTTAGCAAAGATGATTGATGATTTTGTAGTTGAACACTACGAGGGAGATGATAAGGAAGACCTCAGGCGGCTCTGTAATCTTGTCATCATGCACAGACCCGAGATGAACTGCGAACGGAGAAGTCCGCTCTGGATGTGGAATTTTATTCCGAAAGAAAAATCACTGTTCACCAACGGAGAAGACAGAGGTATCGCTATCGGTAACCTTTTCGCCCAGCTCTTTGCTAACTTCCTGCTAAACAAAATAGACTGGACTGTAGATATTGTGTGTAAAAAGCACAATAGATATGTGGATGACATATCATTTGTAAGCAAGAACAAGGAGAAGCTGCTATCCATTATTCCTATGCTAAGAACGGAGCTAGGAAAGTTAGGATTAAGGCTCAACGAGAAGAAATTTTATCTACAGCATTACTCCAAAGGTGTTCAGTTTACTGGCGCAGTCATTAAGCCGAACAGGATATACGTTGCCAACCATACAATAAATAGCTTTGCCAATGCCGTAGAAAGGTTAGGCAGAGCATCTGAACTGGGAATGATTGATGATATTGAAAAAGAGATTGCCTCCGTCAACTCCTATCTCGGCATTATGTCACACTATAATGAGTATGCTACTAAACGCAGGATAATGGCAAAGCTTCCGCCGAAATTCTATGAATACTGCTATATAAAAGGTCATTTCGATGTAGTGAAGCTTAAATATAAATACACGGAAAAGGCAGTTTTCGTGAATATTGCCAAGAATATAATCAATAAGAGAGATGAAACGGATATTGAAGAAGATACCGACCGAGGAGGAGATTGATATGATTATCGATGAGGGAAATGAAGTCGAGATATGGATAGAAGGGGATGATATAGTTGTGGATGTAAGTTGTAAATAATAGGATAGGTAATACGTTAGAATTGGATAGGAATGCCGTTCTAACGCTATTTTCGTTTGCTTACGGATTGTTACATTTTACAAAGTTTAACACAAAAAGTAATTCAAAATCAAATACTTATGTTAGAAAAAGCGTATCTTTGTGGCATAAATCTTTTGAATTAGCAAAAGACAAATTTAAAAATCAACGAATTATGACACAGGAACAAGAAGCCGAAGTCCTGCGGTTGATAAAGGACATTGATGTTACCGAATTGATGGATATGCTGATAAAGCATGGCAATCGGTATAGCAGGAGAATATTAAAGTTCTTCCGTTGGTTCTGCAAGTATGTGCCTATCTGCATCATGCTCTTCCACGCCTACGGAATGTGGGACTTCTCTCAGAATCCTCGTGAGATGTTCATCCCTCATAACGAGAATATGCCTTGCTACATATTCATCTATTTTATGATTTATATCCTGCCGATGGTGATTATATTAGGTAGCAGGTTCTTCTTCCTTTGCTGGAGATATAGAATACCTTTCTTTTATTTCTTCGGCGTTAATGCTGCTCACATCGTGGAATGGAACTGGTACACAACTAAAGATATGGTTGATTCCTGCTTTACTGTTATGGTCGTGACTGCATTATTCTACATATATGGATTTGCTGAAATGTTTGTTAATAACACTAAGATGGGACGGAAAATTTGCTCGTAAAGGTACTTTTTACGAAAAAATCACAAAAACTTGATTTATATGGGAAAGATTTTAAGTTATAAGCTGCTCGGCACAGCTTTGAAGTCATTGAGCGATGCTTGCTTTAAGGCAGACGAACAGCAGAGAAATGGCGAGAAGGTCACCGCTTGCGGTATGAGCGATGATGACCTTGATAGATTGTGTGACATTATTCCAGATATGCTCAACCCGATGCTATCTACCGAGGAAGTCAAGGAGAAGCTTCACGTTTCTGATGCTACACTTAATCGTATGGTAGCAAGAGGCGACATTCCTAATGGCGAATGCAAGAAGCGTGGACATACCCGATATTGGAAGAAGTGGGATATTCTGCACTTCATTAAGAGTAAGAGAAAATCATAACGTATAAGCCCTATCGCAGCACGGATAAGCGAGCATGTATGAGTATTATGGATTTTATGTCTAGGACTTTTATTATAGTAGCGATACTGGTAATCATCAACTGCACGTTCATTGCTTATCTGTACCTTTCCTATAAGTATAAGACGATAGATAAGTTTTTTCTATCTTGGGTGACATCATCAACTATGATATTGATAATGTGGTTCGGAGTAGGATTGTATCTGTATCTACTAAATATTTCTTAGGAGTTGAGTGAGAGAGGTAAGTGATTGCCTCTCTTTTTAAATTCCCCCGATTTCGTGGGTTTTCAAAATACAATTTTTCGATGAAATTATATACAATATTCCTGCAAATATATATATTCGTTTATATGATGGCATAAAGTTTTGCACTTTTTCGCTAAAACTATTTGGTGATTAAATATTTTGTTGTATATTTGCAGCATTAATATTTAATCACCAAATAGTTATAGTATGGCAGATAGAATTAAAGATATTATCGTTGGAGTAGTTCTTGCAATCCTTGCCTACCTCAAACCGATAGAAGGTGAGCTGTCTTCGCTTATGATCGTCTTCGCCCTCAACTTTGTTTTCGGTTATCTTAGCGGCATGATTGCAAAAGGAGAGAACTTCGAGTTAAAGAAAGCAGTTGTGTGCATCGGTCACGCTACCGTGTTCTTCGTCCTTTGTGCAGCAGTATATGCAATCGGGCGATTCAAAGGACAGATGGAAGGTTCCGTTCAATGTGTTTCCTTTATCTCGTATCTAGTATTGTGGTTCTACGGATGCAATATTCTGAAGAACTTGAAACAGATTTTCCGAAAGGGAACACCACCTTGGTATGTAGTGAGTTACCTCTATTATCTCATGCGTTTCAAGTTTATCGAGAAGATTCCATATTTGTCGGACTATCTAAATTATGCAGAAAAGGAGGAAAAGATATGATGTTGTTAGCGATTATAATGGTGGCAGCTATTATGGGAGCAATTCTCGCATTTGGCTGCATTATTCAAGGAAATGATTATAGCGATGAGGAGGAGTAAACATGGCTGATTCTAGTAAACTCGTTCCGTTTATCCTCAGTTGGGAGACGGACAAATATACAAACAACAAGAAAGATAAGGGCGGTCCAACAAAATACGGCATCACCCTTGCAACCTGGAGAAAAGTCGGGTATGACAAGAACGGTGACGGAGTTCTGAATGAGGAAGATGTAAAACTTCTCACTGAGGAAGACTTCCATCGAGTTTTTAAGCAGAATTATTGGAATGCCTGCAAAGCTGACAAAATTCAAGATCAGAGTGTAGCCAATATGTTGGTTGACTTCGCTTACAATAGTGGAGTAAGCAGGGCTATAACATATCTCCAGATTACTCTAGGAATTACGGCGGATGGCATCATTGGCAATAAGACTTTGTTTGCTGTCAATAAGGCTAATGGCAAGATACTTTTTGCGAGATTCAAAAAAGTAAGAAAATGCTATCTTAAAAGTATAGCAAAAGGAACACAGAAAGACTTCCTCAAAGGATGGCTCCGCAGACTAAGTTACATCACTTATGGACACTTAAAATTGAATGAATGATGAAATGGTATGACTATAACTTTTGGAAAGCGGTTGTCGGCATAACGCTTGCAATGTACGTTTCACTGCTAATTATCGGTTGTGGGTCTTCAAAGACAGTCACTAAACAGACGTATTTGAAAGACGAACAGAACGAAAGAAAGTTCGATTCTCTTTTTACTGCTCGTTTGTCATACTCATTTGATAAATGGCTACACTATCAGAAGCGCGAGAGCGAAAGAAGTACGAAAGATAGCAGCTATATTAAGGATAGCACAGCGACAAGGCTCGATGCGCAAGGTAACAAAATTGGCGAAGATAGATTTCACTATGAGAGCCATGTGCGAACAGAGAAGGAGGTTCAGAAGCTACTGGACAGCATCAGTCATTATAGATCACTGAAGGATAGCGTTGCTATTTATCGTCATAGACTTGATTCGCTATCGAAAATCAAGATTTCAAGCGACAGTGCTACAAAGGTGATTGAAAAGCCACTTACGGCGGCTCAGAAGATTTATATTCAGATAGGGCAGGCATTCTGCTTTTGTTTAGTTATCATTGTAATATACCTATTATATTGTATAAAAAGAAAAGGTTCTTAGTTAGTAAGTTTTAGTTAGTAAGTTTTTAGGTTAGGTGCTTGATTGTATTCGGATAACTAGGGCGACTACTCATGATGAGCGGTCGCCCTTTTTGTTTGCAAAGTAAATTCTTCCGTTCTAAGAGGATAAAAATGAGTCTACCTACTATCACCATAAACTGCTGATTTATAGCCACTAGCAGAAACTATGATAGAGTTATAGCTTATTTCCATACTATTTCTTAACTTTGCACACGTAACGTTACAAAAAGTGTTAGTTAAATATTAAGGTTAAATTAAAAATTCGGGATATGGAAAGTAAAACTTACGTGTTCAATCCAGAGAGCGGCACAAGCGGCACAGGCTCTAATGGAATCTTGGCTATGCTTCCTGCACTCATGCAGAGACAGGGTGTTGACCCAGGTCTTATTGCACTCTTGAACAACCGTGGAAACGGAAATGGTTGGGGTGAAGACATCTTTGCTATCCTTTTGTTGTTCATCCTTATGGGCAATAATGGTATGGGACTCTTCGGAGGTAATCGCTGCATGGGTTCTAATGGACAGGGTGGCGTTATGCCAATGCTTAACAATGATGCCAATACTGCCGTTATCATGCAGGCAGTTCAGCGCAACGGTTTTGATGTTCAGAGCTTGGCTACAGCCCTCAACACATCAAGTGACGCAGTCATGGCTGCAATCAATGGCTTAGGTCAGCAGATTTGCAACCTCGGCAATCAGATGGGCATGAATGCTAATCAGATTTTGACAGCTATCATGCAGGGCAATAATGCCATCGCTACACAGTTGGCAGAATGCTGCTGCAAGACCAATAACGCCATCACTGCAATGGACGGCAACATCAAGTTGTCTATCTGTCAGCAGACACACGCCATCAATGATACGGCAAATGCCAACGCTTTGATGCTCCGTGACAAGGCAGATGCCAACAATCAATCTGTCTTGGCTAAGTTGGATCAGATGCAGACGCAGGCAATGCAGGATAAGCTCGATGCTTTGAGAGAGAAGAACAGTGCCCTTCTTGCTCAGATTTCTAACGAGCATCAGACACAGGCTTTGCAGGCTTATCAGGCGCAGGTTATCACACCAGTAAATGCAGCTTTGGCTGCGCTGCAGGCAGAGGTGGCTGGCATCAAGTGCAAGTTGCCTAATACCATCAGTGTTCAGTACCCTCAGTACGGAGTATTCAACAAGGACGTTTATACTGCTGCCGCCATGGGAGCTTATGCAGGTGATGTAGCGGCTTCTCGTTCAACTGTAGGATGCGGTTGTTAGGAAAGGAGGTAACTATGTTCCCTTTATATCCATTCAATCCATTTTTTCCAATCGGTCAGAGAAACCAAATCAGACGTATTGATGTAGGCGGTATCTATGAGCTGAAGACAAATGCTCAGCAGGTTACAGATGCTAGTGTAGATTATGGTATCAATCCTTGCTACTACAATGCTTTGCCTTGCGAGTGCATTGTACTCTTGAAGATACATCAAGGAGTTGCCGCGGCAAGTGCGGCACTTCCTGTCACAATCGTAACTCCAAATAGTGGTTCGACCACTGTTAACGGAACCGCCAACACTAGCGGAACTACTTCCGGCACAACAAAGGTGCCAGTTGTTGATCATGTGGGAAAGGCAGTGACGGGAGCTAACGTTTCTGAAACTACGGAGGCTTTGGCATACATCAATAAGAAGAGCGGTATTATCCGACTGCTTGGGTTTCAGCAGCCTACAGGCGGCTAACAGAGTATTAACTATGGGACAGATTGAAAAGTCTGTCCCACTAAAAGAGAAAGAAAATGTTTCAAGGACTAAGACAGTCTTCTCTCTTCTACATTTTAGACAAGGGAGGAGAAAAGCCGACTCTAAAAATCGGTCAAGTAATATCGGTCAGCAATCCTCAGCAGAAATATCCTAGCTATATGCCAGGACAGACTCCAACATTGGAGACGACCGTTGATGTTAAGGTACAAGTAGAAGACCAGCAGGTCAATTTCGAAAAGCTGCCATCTACGGCACAGATAGTGAACTTCGGCAATGAAGGTGTTGTTGTCAGTGACAGCAGAGAAGCTATGTGCGCCGAGATTGATGCTATGTTGCGACATTCCAAGGGAGTCGTGGAAAGTGTAGATTACCACAATGGAGTCATAAGCTCCTGCGAGGAAATGCTCACTAGAATCAACCCGCAGATTGCCAAGGAGAAGCAGCAGGAGCAGGACATCAATAACCTCAAATCAGAGGTTAGCGGCATGAAGGGAACGCTATCCAATATTGAATCCATGCTGTCTAAGGCTTTGAGCGGTAACAATTTTAAAAAGTAATTGCTATGGGATATATGGTAGAAATTACGGAAAACAAGTTCGATGAGCTTGTTGACAACTGCGAGGAAATGGTTCGAGCAGGTGGCAAGGTTATGAAGTGCTTGGATAGTTTGAAGCGCGAGCGTATGGGAAACCGTATGCCAATGCCAGACTATCGTGACAAGTGGGATGATGATGATTGGCGCGACGAAGACCGCTATGGAGAGCGACGCTACTTTGGTCGCCGTGGCGGTGGACGCTACTAATGTTTAATTCGGTGGTGGGGATTTCTCCCTGCCACCCTTAATAGAAAAAGCTATGGGAAAATGTAGAATGCCTTTGGATGCTTACGATATGAAGCCAGAAGGAATGATAGCATATCTGAGATATAACGGCTGGCACTTCAACAAGAAGGCTTGCGAGTGGGCAGTTGCTCAGATGAGAAAATACAACCCAGTCACCAAAAAGGATGAGGAGGTTGAATACATGGATAAGGATAAGGTTGAGTCCATCCTTACCAAGCAGGGAGTGACGCTTGAAAATAATGTAGGCTATGATCATGTCTATGTTGCAAACATGGTTAAGGCTGATTTCTATAAGTCTTCCATCGAGGACGAAGCTCACATGGCTTTGTTCGTGAAAGACATGGTTGATGATACCGACCAGAAGGATGGCTTCATCTTTAACAGATTCTATGCCGATTGCAACCATAATGGCATCGGCATTCCATGGGATGATATTTTATGATAAGTCAAGAGATATATCTAGAGAAGTATGATTGGAGGATTCTTGTGTTCTACGGTTTGAAAGCAGCAGATACCGATGAGGTATGCAACTCCCTTGTGCAGATAGGCTGCACAGAAAAGGCGGTCGAAAGCGCAAGGGAGCATTGCTTGCGTGGAATGCCTAACACAGGTCTCACCTACTCCAACCTTGCAGGTAGAAAGAGCGTGGTTGCTATCAGTAGGACCACAACGGAATATGAGTTTGTGAATACTGTCACACACGAAATGTTTCATGTTGTCACTCATATCTGCGAATCACTAGGTATAGACTTGAAAGACGAAGAGCCTTGCTACATGATGGGATGGCTCTGCCAGGCAGTTAGTAGGATATTCATTTAAAACTTAAAAAT